TGGCTCTATACAATAATAATATTGTTTGTTTGCGTTGATATATTTTGATTTTTTGTCAAAAAATACATAAGCTGACAATTCAATATTTTTTTTGTAAATAATTGCGTTATTTACAATTTCAGAAACTGTATTGCAAAATTGTGATAAAATTCTATCGTCTGCTATTTTATCGTCTGATATTAAATGAGTAAAATATACTGATTTACTTTTTGAATTAATACGATTGTTTTTATATTGAAACATAGTTACGGCGTTATTTTCAAATTGTTTCATTTTTATTATACCTCACATAATTCTATAATAATAGGCGTTGCCTCAGTGTCTATCAAGTCATTTATTGTCACTATAATATCATTGTAAAGATATTCAATGTTAATTGTATAATCGTCTTGATTTAATATGTTATCATCGATAATTTGATTATTAATAAGAGTATTAATAATGTCAATATCGTCTGAATCGTCTGATAATTCAATTGTTAATTGTTTGCCCGTGTAATTTTCAATTAATGGATAATACATGTTTACTGAAAAACTGTTACCGTCTGGCCATACATCGGCCTCGAATACTAAAAATTTGTTCATAATGTCACCTCCGTGTTTGTTTGTTTGTTTGTATGAGTTAAGTATATCGTTCAAATATGAATAAAATATATATTGTTTATGAACAAATTGTTAACAAATAATTGGTGCTGCTCATACCATAATATTATAATGAACGTGCACGCACGTAACATAGTTTTATCATTATGTCAAGCATTATTTTAGTTGACATATTATCCATGTTTAAACTATTACATGATGTAATATTGATTATTATATGTCATATTATCCATGTTAGTTGATATGATTATTGATGTATCATGATATATTATGATGTATTATGAGATATTGTTATGATAAAATGATTATATTGTTTATAATATTTATAATAAAATGTTAATTTTACATAAAATAACATGAAAAATAGTGTTAATTTTAAAATATGGATTATTTGGTATCAAATTATCGATATTACAATATCTAATAATCAATATTACATAGCATGTCAATTATCGTTTATCATAGCTCATACGTTCATATAATATATATGTTATACGTACTTATATCATGATATGATATAACATCCGGTTACTTTACAAAACAAAACATTTGTTCGTGCCAGATTTTAGTATATGTACTCTCACTCACACAAAAACAACAAAAAACAAAACAAAAACAACAACATGAACTAACATCACACTGTTAACTGTCATCGAAAACGAGATAGGTTCATTTTCATACATTAGCAGACATATAACAGTCTCGGCTACTCGCATCGTCACGATAACTTCAAGGCAAATAAAAAGCCCCAAGATGATAGTACCCGCTTTAGCAAGCATTTTCACCTTGAAGCATTGAAACAACAACATTATTTAATTATCATAATAACATATCAGTAATGAGACCACCGCAGTCGAGCGTAAATGTACCTTAAAGGCGTTTCAACATAAAAGTAATATAACACCATTACTTTAACATAAAACACGCTGATAAGCTATCATAACGGCTACGCAAAAAAGCTCCGCAATAAAAAAGAGACAATAGCATTTTCCGCTATCATCTCTCTCGGCTTAATAGTCACTCGGCTATTCCCCGCTAACATATTGTTCAATTTTTTCCTTAATGGTATTTGCTTTTCTGTTCAGTTCTTTAATGGCGCTAAGAAAGTCATTAAGGGTTTCAGATTTCTTGAGTGCAGTTTTAGTCATATCATCTTTAACAATTCTAATAATAGAACTAAGATTAGTAAAATACTTATGGTTTTTATAACCAATTTCACCAGTTTTCTTATTTACAAAAGACTCACATAGAATATATTGTCTTTCATCACAATAAAGAAACTTATCATCATAAAGATTAATCATATTAAATTATCTCCTTTCATAAAATTTTGTTCAATCCCATTATAACATACAATTAACACTTTTGTCAAGCATTTTATTAAATATTGGTCATAAAATGGTTACTACAGCTAACATGTCAATCACAAATGGTCTTTAAATGACCGTAAATGCACTTTAAACACGTTCTATTATCAAAGTAGGGTAATTTATCATCTTAATACTACAAGTGCCTTAAAACGTCTCCTATCGTAAATTTTTAATTTTTACTGATAATAAATTTCAATATTTCGATTTTTTGTCAAAAAAATTGAAGAGTGTCGCACAAAAGATAACATGGAGAAATAAAATAATACGACACGATACTACAAACACTAAAGCGGAGAAAATATTATCAAAAGTGCTTAAACAAAGAAAAGTAATACAAAAGAAAAAAACATATATATAGTATTTAAGATTAATAGAGTATATAGTTATTATCTTTAGTAATAAGATTATATTAGTATATAAGATTAATTACTGTATATAATCTTTAAGGTTATATTAGTAATTAATATATATTAGTAATTAAGATTAATATATACTAATAATTAATAAGACTCTATTAGTATATAGTATATATTAGTATATAAGATTACTATTAGTATAATTAATATTATACACACCATTTTTTGGTGTTTTGAAATTTGACATTTTTATAAAGATGTGATAAAATAGCGGTAGCGGAAAACAGGAGAGATAAAGCAAGTGCATAATAACTTTTATACTATAACAGCGGAGCGGCGAGACAGCGAAGTTCCATATATTGTTGTTAATATAGCTGATTTAGAGCGGGCGATGACTACCTTGAGTGGGAATAGCTTTAAGTTATTTATGTATTTATATCGGGTTCAGTGGGGAAAAATATGGAGATTATCACCAGAAGATGTAAAAAAGAGAACTGGAATGTCACAGAATGGTTATCATAAAGCATTTGCTGAATTGATTGAGCGGGGCTATCTTATTAAAACCAGTAAGCGAAAAGTTGTATTTAAGGTTTAATGGTAAAATTTTATTTTTAAATATTTTGCGAAGATTGAAACAATTGAACATTTGGTGAAGAAAATTTTGTTTTTGAGCTTTATAGTGAAGATTTCGCAGAAATCGAACTTGACAAGCTGATGTGGCTGTGGTATAATGGGTGTATAGTAAAGAAAGGGGAAATAATTATGGAATATAGAGTATGGGATAAAGTTACAGAATCATATGGTAGCGGTGGATTATGGTCAATAACGCCTATAGGAAGTTTATTTTATGGCAACGCCTTGTGGACTGAAGGTATTGTTGAAAGATTCACAGGAATGTTCGATAAAAATGGCACTAAAATATATGAAAATGATATTGTTAAAGTAAAACTTGGTGATATTTATGGTGATGTTCATGTATATGTAGCCGCTGTAGCCGCATGGTGTGAAGATGTTTGTGGTTTTAGATTTAGAGATAGCAGGGGCGAATATGAATATTTTGCATATCCAAGGCTTGAAGTTATTGGTAATATACATGACAAATCTGATATAGCGGGGGAACTTTTGAAGGCAAAATAATATGAATGATAACAAAGATATAAATGGTAGCGAAGCCTATTATAAGAAAATTGGAAAAATAATTAGGCATAATCTGGAATCGGCAGGAATTAGCGAAGAACAGGTGGCAGAAGTGGTGGGGTTATCACCATATCTTTTTAAGAAAATATTAAACGGCTATATGGGTATTAATGTTAGCGAAATAAAAAATATTTGTGATAATCTTAATATTAATTATAAATTAGTTTTAGCGGGAGAAGAGCCAAGAGAGATAACTATTGAAAAAGACCCGCTTGATGTAGTGTCGGGGCTGATTTACGAATATATGAAGCTTGAATGGCGTAAGAAAGAAGGAGTAAAATAATGGCGATAGAAGTTAAAGCGGTATATAAAAACAGGGGTAACAAAGAAATTTTTCTTTTAGGAGGTTTTATTGGTGGCGAAAAAATAACAAAAATGCTTTATGTAGAAAATCATATTGGTGGATATGTTAAAATATACATTGGAAATATTTTGGATAGGGTTGTTTACAGCCCTGATATGGTTGTTTTTTTAAACGAAGGAGAATAAATTATGAAAATTGATATTGAAACATTAGAAGAAATTAAAAATTTAATTTTAGAAGAAGAATGGTGCATAGACAAATCAGTAGGCATGGGCTGTGACTACTATGAATCGTTAGACAATGAGTATAAAAATATTTTATTGTACCTTGTCTACGAAGAAATAAATAGGACAAAACAGTTCACTAATTATCATTTATAAGGAGTTAAATTAAATAATGAGATATAAATTTAGGGCGAAAAATAAAGACAGCGGGAAATGGGAATACGGCTACTATGTAAAATATATTAAGCGGCAAGTTTCACCAATAGGCGATTATCTAAAAGAATCAGATGTTGTTCACTTAATATTCCAAAGCGGTTTCGCAGACTGGAACATGGAACGCCCGCTAAATGCAGTTGAAGTCATTGAAGAAACAGTGGGGCAATTTACTGGATTAAGAGATAAAGTATACACTGAGATTTATACTGATGACATTATTGAATATACTATTAAAATTACTTATACTAAAGACAAAAGCCAAACATTTGTTGAAAATGGAATTATAAAGCATGATATAAAAAATGGGTGTTTTTCTATTATTACTGAAGATTCTGTTAAAAGATTAACATATAATACTGTTAAACAATATAATATTAAAGTTATAGACAATATACATGACAAGGAGAATAAATAATGATGAATTTTATAACAGCCAAAGAAGCGTATGAACAGTCTTTAAAAAATAGCACCCTTGAAGAAGAAAAAGGGAAAATAGCGGCAGAAGTTTTTGAAGAAATCAACAAATCAATTCAAAACGGTAGATTTACGGCTTTTTGTAAACCATCTAAAACAACACCTGAATATACAGATGCCATTATAAGGTATTTACATGAACTTTTAACAAACCGTGGGTTTTCTATGAAATAACAAAAGTAGGTAGACATAATATTGCCAATATATCTATAGAGTGGGGTAATAGTGATGAAGTATAAATTTAGGGGCAAAAAACAAAATGGATTATGGGTTTATGGTTATTATAAATATGCCCACATACTTTCAGAACATATAATTATAAGTAGCGATTTTTATATTAGCCATGACGTTATTCATGAAACTGTAGGACAGTTTTCAGGCAAGTACGACAGGAATGGTACTGAAATTTATAGCGGAGATATTTTACAAACAGATGAAGGCGATATTTACAGGGTTGAATTTGACAATAATCATTCTGCTTTTATGGCTGTATTTTATCCAGATGACTATGACAGTATGCTTTTGGCTGATTGTTGTCCTCAAAAATATGATATTGTTATTGGTAATATTTATGATACTTAAAAAGATAGATGCTATGCACAGACGATATGGTAAAATTGAAGATAAGAGATGTGGCGATTGTTGTAATTTTTGTGAAAAAGTTTATGGCAAAAAATATTTTAAGCGTTCTCTTTACGGAATGTATAGCTCTACAGCTACAGATTGGGCTAAAAAGTGGGTTGCTTGTGGACAATTTAATATTCCTTTTGAGCCAGATGGTAAAAGAGCATGGTTTTACAATGAGCCAGAAAAAACAGTTTTAAAAGGACAGTTGACAATTGAAGATTTGTATGATATAATAAGTTCACAAGAAGGGGAAAAATAATATGAAAGCATATGAATATATTGATTGGCTAGAAAAACAGCGGCAAGATTTATTAGACCTATGGAGCGTCGAACCTGTCTATAAAACCCTGTTTAGAAAAAATTTTTGCGGTATTCTTGAAAAAATTCCATGTTTTATACACCCTAATGATAAATACGTTGGTGATATAGAATTATTAAAACATACATATAGAGAGTTATAGGGGGTTGAATAATGCTGACTGAATTAGAAATAAAAATAAAGATGGAAGGTTTTGAATGTCCTAAATATCTACGTGAAGTTTGCTACAAGCCAATCTATGAGCAAGCGGTGTTGGCTATTGAGTTGCAGAATAAACTGGATAAAATCAGACAAATATTAAAACAGGAGATTAAGTAATGGAAGAAATGTTAAGGTCATGTCCATTTTGTGGTAGTGAAGCGGGCTACGATGAAACACAAAAAAAGCATGGTATTGTTTATAGTGTATATTGTGAAGAATGTGGGGCAGAAATAGCAAGATTAAATAGCGAAGAGGCGATTAATGCGTGGAACAGGAGACCAAAACAATGAAATGGGGAATAAAAAATCCACCAAATAAAGAAGGTAGATACCTTGTAACAATAAAAGATAATTTTGGTAGAACGGTTAGACAAGCGGACAGGTCAGAGTGGGCGGGGAAATGGTTTTGGTATGTATTACCGTCAGGCTCTGTGTCACACGATGTTATTGCTTGGATAAAACAGCCAGAGCCGTATGGTGGTGAATGAAGCAGACAAGGGGCGAAGAATATCGTGCGGAAAGGGGTGACGAGTGATGGAAATTAAAACATGTCCATTTTGTGGGGGTAAAGCAAATTTAACCAAAGAGGATAATTATGGATTTTGGGATGACGAATGGCATGTAGACTGTGGTAATTGTGGGTTATTATTTGGATTTGCAAAACAATACAGCAAAGAAGAAGCAATCGAAGCATGGAACAGGCGAACCCGAAGAACTTCCGACTAATCTGAAATATTACTTCATATTAGTCGATGTGGAAAAAACATTGAAGCCAGAGCCTTACGGCGGGGAGTAAAAAAATGAGCGAAGCAAAAACAAATATAGATAGATTTATAGCGGCAAATATGTCGGTACACGAAGAGTTAGAAAATCTTGTCAACATTTTTGACAATTCTTTGATATTTAGCGGCGGCATTAATAAAAACAGTGTTCAGATATATAGCGGCATTGACAAGCTGGCTAAAGAAATTGGTGTTGAAACAAAAGAAATTTTATATGACGGAGAACAGCCGAGAAAAGTATTTGAATACAAAGGCATGGAGTTTTTTCAGCTTGGCGAGATAGACTATAAAAGTGTTAAAGTGTTTTCAGAAAAAGAAATAGCCAGTATTATAAGCAACCATTATCCTATAACAGAAGAAGATTGTGTTATTTTATTAAAAAACATTCTGGAAGGATATATGCTTCCGGGAAGTATGTCTCTACAAGATAAAACTATAAGGTTGTTTAAATTAGAGAGAGGAATTAAAAAGGCGATCTCTCTTATGTTGTGTGGCGAGACAGAAGCGGCAGAAAGGGTGTTGACAAGAGTGTTGGTGGAATATAAATGATGGATTTTGATGAATTGAAAGAAGACGTCCGTAATATTGAATATGAACTTGAATATGGTGAGGAACAGAATGTAGAGAGAGTCGCAGTAAATGTTAAATGTTTACGGTCAGTTATTGATTTTGCTAACGAAGCCATCGCTCGCCAGTCGGTCAAGAGCGAGGAAGTGCAAGATGCGATAAAACTATTTGAGAGTTCTCTTAAATATCGTAAAGACCAAGAAGAAGAAATAAAAAAGCAGTATGGTGGGGAAATGCCGAATTTTTTATTACAAGTTAACCAAAAAGAATTACTTGCCATCGCCGCCCTGCAAGCGTATCAGCCAACTACTCGAAAAGATCGAACAGTTGAAGAAGTGGCTATTTCCAAAACGGAAACAACCAGTTGTGAAACGTGCAGTGACGATTATGTTTATCAAGAGGACTGGCGCTACTGCCCGAACTGCGGAAGACGATTGGAGAAATAATGAATACAGAAATAATAGCAGAGCTTCTTAATTATGGTGAATACCTTGAAGAGTTAAATGATGATAATTTAATTAAAGAAATTGTTGATTATAACGGTGTACAAAATTGGATTAGTGGAGTTGTAATGATATTAGAAGAAATTTTAGCAGAGGAATCTTAATTGTCAAGCCAAAAGTAACATATAGATGATTACATAAAACATTAGAAAAAAGTAATGTTTTGTGCAAATGTTGTTGACAACAGTTAAAAAATATGATATAATGTAGTTACACTAAAAAATAATTAAATGAAAGATGATGATATAGATGATTTTGGTCTTAATTGGCGGTCAATAGAAAAATCATTTATAGAAATATCAAATCCTAATAAATTTTTGGAAATATTAGAAGCGGCTGGTATAGAAACATACAAAAACCATAGTATAAAAATTAATAATATTGAAAAAAATGAAATTAAAAAATTCTTTTTATTAAAGGAGAACAAAAACATGACAGTAAAAGAGTTAAAGAAAATCATAGAAAATTTAGATGATGAAACACAGGTATTTGTTACTTTTGCCGATGAAAGTCTTTCTTCTGCTGACACAATAATAGATGCTTATATAGTTAGTGGTAGCAAGGAAGAAATAAATGGACTATATCTTGAAAGGTATTAATTATGAAATTAGAAGAAACAGCGGCGGCGATGTTGAGCGATAACTACAAAGAAAGATTTCGTGCTGAATATTGGCAGTTAGAGTTAAGGATAAAGTCATTGTCAACAATGTTAGAAAAATGGGAAAATGGTGAGTTAGAATTTTCTCCCACTTGTCCAAAAGATGTGTTAGAATATCAATTACAAAGCATGCTGAAATACTTAGATGTGTTAAAGGAAAGGGCAAAAATAGAGTGTATTTTCCTAGAGAGCTATGTTGACAAATATTCAAATACAGAACACCAAGAAATCCTTGTGTTTGAAGATGGTCATACAAAAACTGTTCCATTTTGTTCTTACTGTGGTGAAAGAAGCAAGGTAAACACTGTGTATGACCACAGAGATGAATACAAATATTGCTATTGTGATTGTGAAGGTGCAAGGATAGAAAACGAACTATTCAAGATTAAGTGCAAATTAAAAGAAAAAATTAAGGAAAGACGCAAAGAGGGAGACAAGAAGCTTACGCCACTAATATACAGGGAAAGACTATACGAACTTCAAAGAAACTTTGATATTAAAGATGATGAAATATTTACAAGAAAGTATGAGAGGTATTGATTATGAAATATAAGAAGAAGCCAGAAATAGTAGAAGCTATGCAATTTACTGGCGACAATGATGTAGATTGTATGTTGTTTTGTCCACTAATAGAATATAATAAAGTAACAAGCTCATATGTATTTTATGAATCAATTAAAAACATTAATATTTATCTTGAAAAGGGTGACTGGATTGTAAAAAATGAAAATGATGATTTTTTATTATATGATAATAATGCTTTTCATTATTGGTACGAGGTATGTCAATGAATATATTACAAAAACTATATGCAAAGGCTCTTAGTAAAATAGCGCATAAAACACAAGCAATTCCAGTTTTATTAATGGAGTATAAGCCGTGGTTAAAAGATAAAAATGTAACAACACATTTTCTTTTGCCAATAGAATCTGATGAATATATAAAAAGCCGCTGTAATGAAATAGCTGAACATATTAGAGAATTGTATCAAGAAGATATTGATAAAATATTAAAGGAGAAAAAACAATGAAAGTAATTAGAAGGGGAGTTTTTGAAATATCGCCACGCATTCTCATGACTGAAGTTACGAACTAGTGGCGAAACAGATGTTATTATAAATACCAATCATACCTCCATATTATACTTGACTTATTAAGTATCATATAGTATGGTGTATTAAGTATAGACATAAAATTTTACAAACAAGAGAATATATTAAAGGTAAAAAATCAAAGTAGAAAAGAAGTGAATTTATCTATGAAGACTGTAATTAAAGGTTATAAGTACAGAATATACCCAACTGAAGAACAAAAGGCACAAATTAACAAGACTTTTGGGTGTTGTAGGTTTGTTTATAATCATTTTTTAGCCATGAGAATAGAATTGTATAAAACAGAGCAAAAGTCTTTGTCTAAAATTAACTGTAACAATCAATGTAACAGAGTAATGAAAAAAGAATATCCTTGGTTAAGAGAAATAGATAAGTTTGCTTTAACTAATTCTATTTATGATTTAGATACAGCTTATCAAAACTTCTTTAGGGAAATTAAGCGAGGCAATAATAATCAAGGATTTCCTAAGTTTAAAAGCAAAAGAAACAACAACAAATCTTATAAAACAAATTTTACTAATAATAACATAGAGTTGGATTTTTCTAATAACCAAATAAAGTTGCCTAAATTAAAATGGGTTAAATGTAAACTTCATAGAAAACTCACTGGGAAAATATTGTCAGCAACAATTAGCCAAGTGCCAAGTGGTAAATATTTTGTTAGCTTAAATGTAGAATGTGAGCATAAAGAGTTGCCTAAAAACAATAATGCAATAGGGTTAGATTTAGGTATATCAAGTTTACTTGTTACAAGCGATGGCGAAACAGAAGATAATAAAAAACTAACCTATAAATACGAAGAGAAATTAGCTAAGCTACAAAGGCAGTTAGCAAGGAAACAAAAGGGTAGTAATAATTTTCATAAGCAAAGAATTAAGGTTGCTAGATTGCATGAGAAAATAACCAATATCAGAAAAGACAACTTACACAAAATATCTTCACGAATAGTTAAAGAAAACCAATTTATCTTTAGTGAAGACTTAAATATAAAAGGCATGGTTAAAAATCATAATTTAGCAAAGTTAATACATGATGTATCATGGTACGAGTCAACAAGACAATTACAATATAAATCAGAATGGAATGCAAGGGTATATCATAAAGTAGATAGATTTTATGCTAGTAGTCAATTGTGTAACATGTGTAATTACAAAAATGAAGAAGTAAAGAATTTATCCATAAGAGAATGGGATTGTCCTAAATGTGGTACTAAGCATAATAGAGACATAAATGCTAGTATCAATATACTAAATAAAGGGATAGAAGATTTGGGGAAAGTAATATAAATCATAGGGTAGGAACTATCCGAATGTACGCCTGTGGAGATAGTAGGTTACGAGGTCTAAGAAACAGGAAAATCTAGTAGTGATACTAGAAGCACGTGACTTTAGTCATGTGAGGTTCACACTAATAGCAGTTCTGTGCACAGTTTAACCATTGTTCCTAATGATGAAAAATACGAAAGTTTTATTGATGGGAAGATGATATGTTTAGAGTTGTTAAGGGGGGGTGACAATAAGTGAGAATAAGTGAAATTATTTACATATTAGAATATATATCAGAAGACATGACACCATTTCTCGAATATAGTGATAGTGGTGATATGGTTCTTAGCGACGATGCAAAACAAGCTGTATTAAAAACTATAGAAATTTTAGAAAGGCTAGACAATTAAATGATTATAAATGCTATTGTAAATTTGCGAAAACAAGTTATTGATGATTCTTCACCATCACAAAAAGAAATGCTTGTGTCTTCTATTCTAGTAGATGAAATAGCAGAAAAAATTAGACCATTTATTAATTTTGAAGAAGTTGTGGCTGATGATGAATATTCAAGAAAATTCAAAACAAAAATAGAAGTAGAGTTTTTGTAATAATGTATTATGACGTTTTTCAAGAAATAAAAGATAATGTCTCCTTATATAATGTCGTTAGTGATGCGGGCTTTGAGATAAACAATTCTGGTTTTGCTCTTTGTCCGTTTCATAATGATACCAAACCATCATTAAAAATATATGAAGATGCTTACCATTGCTTTGTTTGTGAAGCACACGGTTCTGCAATAGATTTTGTAAAAAATATTTATAACATATCTATACAAGATGCTATTAAAAAGATTGATAATGATTATGGATTAGGTCTTACTTATTATGAAATGTCTTCTGAAGAGATAGCGGCGATAAAAGCAAAACGCATAAAGCGGCTACAAGAAAAAGAATATGTTTCTGAAAAGATATTAGAATTAGCAGAAGAACATTGTAGATTATGGAACGGGTTTAAAAATAGCGAAGAATGGTCTGGTCAATGGGTTTTATCACTACAGCGGATAGGGGTGGTAGAAGCTATGTTTGAAGAATATAGCGAATTAAGGAGAAATTTATGAGTTTTGAAGTGGTTGTGGCACTTGGTATATGCTTTGTAATAACGTATATAGCTATAGTTTTAGCCGAAGATAAAGGTGATAAATAATGTATAAATTTACTTGTGATAATTGTGGTAAATATTTTAAGGTAATGAAAAAGTTTGAAACTTTAGAAGTTAAGTGCTGTCCATTTTGTAGAAACAGCAACGTTAAACCAGATTTTGATATAGTTCCTATCTTTTTAGAAAGTGAAAATTCAAAGCTAAATAAACAAATGAAAGATGGTTATAAAATTACAGATGATGAAATGGAGTGGTAGCAGTTAAAACTTATAAATTCAATAAATGTTGTTTGTGTTTGTATAGTGATATTACTATAAAGAAAACATCAAATGAAAAATATATTCATATATACCGTTGTAAAAATAAAGAGTGCATATATAGCGGTGAAAAACATGTATTTAGTGATTTGACAACAAATGATTGTAAGGATTTTAAGGAGATAATTTAATGTTTAAAAAGAAAAATTGTGAAAATTGTAGATATTCAAAGCTTATGTTATATCGTGGAGAAGATGTAATTGTTGATGGTAAAAATATTGGTGTAGGTGTTAATACTACTCTTGTTTGTAATTCTGAAGAAGGTCTTATAAATGTGGAGCTTGATGATGTTTGTGAAATGTTTGAGAAGCGTGGAAAAATACCTGTTCAGTATTGTTATGTTGGATTTTTGCCAGAAGAAATATTAAATTTTCTTGGTATCGAACATTTTTAATAAAAAAGACTTGACAAATTGATAAAAATATGTTATAATAGAGATAGTTGGTTAAAGCTAACTTTTATTACAACTGCAAAGGGGCGATTAAGTATTGGGAAGAGTTAAGCGTGACTTATATAAAAATGTTGAATGGCTTGGAATATCTTATGACGATATTGATACTATAATGGGGCTAATAGTACATAGGGCAGAGCTTGATAAACCTGTTGAAGATAATTGTAGTATGACACCAGAATATGAATATCGAGAATTTATAAGAATAGTTTATATTGATTTAGATAATATGATAGCCAGAACTAATTTATCTCCAAAACAAAAATATTATATAGATAGGCTTGCTTATGGTTTTGATTTGAATTTTCTTGCTAATGAAATAAATGCGACTAAGCGGGAAATATTGGGTATTGTTCGTTCTGCGGCAAAGCGTATTCAAAAAAGTTATCATTTAGATTTAATTAACAGTTTAGAAATTAGTGGCAAGGTTAAAGTTAATAAAGATAGCAAATACAAAACTTGCGCTAAATGTGGCAGAACATTGAATGTTAGATATTTTACGCCAAACAACTTAGGAGATGGATATAGACCTGAGTGTAAATCATGTCGAAATTGAGTTCCTTGACAAAAATCTGCAAAAAACGGCTCTCACACGCCTAAACCATGAAAGGACATATTAAGTGAAAATAGAAGACAAAAAACATTTAAAGATAAATGGAAAGGGATTACATCTTGTTTATCAAACAAGATGCTATGAAAAAGAACCTGAAAATATAGTTAAGTTAAAAAAAGATAGAAGGATAGGTTCTAAATTAATAGATGGAGAAAGATATTATTTATCTAAAATAAATATTGTTTCTTTAGAAGAAAAAAATCAAAAAATAAAAGAAATATTGTTAACACCATGCGAAGAAAACAGAACTCTTGAAGAAGAGTTGGAGTTTTTATGGGAAACTAAATATTGTTTTAAAAGCCAAAAGGATTCTTTACAAGATTTTTGTTCAAATACATTAGAACATTTGGCTGATTATTATATAGCCGGAATAGAAGGGGAAAACATTCTTGACCAGCGTAGTTGGGAAAAAATTAAAAAATATGAAGTGTCTAATTTTTTTAACGATTTATTAGTAGAAAAAGAAGATTCTATAGGAGAACCAACTAACAAACCAGAAATTAATATTTTAAATAAACAACAAAAAAAGAAAAAAGAAAAAAGAAATGTTGGTCAAACAAAGCGTTGGAAAAATTCTTTGACAAGAGCAATGGATAGAATTTATACTTACGATAATACAGAAGAAATTGAAGAATGGATTCTTGATACAAAAGTAAAAATCAAGCCACGAGTACCAGTCAAATATGAAAGACTAATAAATCCTAAAGAGCCGTTCATAGCTGAGTGGTGTAGAGTGGATGTTGATGGTTATTTTACTTTTAATGATAAATGTTGGCAAGTAAAAGATAAAGTTTATAAGTGTAATCCTTTGGCTGACAAGGGTTTTGTACAAGATAAAATATTATGTTATGAACAATATGATAAATATTATTTTTTTGATATGAACATAAATGGATTAAAGGAAGTAAAGGAAGTGACAAAAAATGGCTGATGATGGAGTAAAGAGAGAAAAGATTATATTCACCATTGATGCACCAATAGCTAACAAAAGAGATATTTGTGTAAGAATTTCTAAATATACTGGTTTTAAGTATGAAATTTGTTCAATGTTTTATGATGCTTTTATTGATGCTATTAAAAATCTTATTTTTGAAGGATTTCATATTTCAATGAAGGGGTTCATGAACATAAGACTAAGAGAAACAAGAAGAAGAGAAGGTCTTCTTTATGGAAAAAAGATTATGATTAGACCAATGAGAAAGCTTGCCATTAAGATTTCTCCTGAAATAAAAAAGAAGCTTGAAGCAATAATTATTGATGATGGAGTAGATGTCGATGGTTGAAAGAACTTGGACTATAGAAGAAGCTAATAAAATTGTTTCTAAGATATATCAAGAGTTTCCTAATATAACATACCGAGAAGCGGCACAGCGTCTTAATAAGCACTTTAATACTACTTGGTGGGATAATGAGCGTGTTAGAGACAGAAAGCGTAAGATAGGCGGCTACAAGCCACCAGAAGCTATTGACGAAGGATATAAGCAGACAGTTGAATATAACAATGGTTGTTACACTTTTACAAAAATCATAGAACTAATTGAAGGTGAAGATGTAACGCCAGACATGATGATTAAGGCACATGGTCTTAAAGTCGGTATGTGGGAAATTGTTGGATATAAAAATAATTTTTGGCAAGCACAGAAAAAAGGTGGTCAAAAGATTATTTTGTACCAGTCAAAACTTTCTGTTAAACCATCAAAACAAGTTTTTGATTTTGAAGAAATAGAAAAATATTTTAAAGACAAAGATTTTACAAATGAAAAGCCTAACGTTAAACCGTTACAGTATGACCCTATCGGCGAAGTTCTTGAAATTTGTTTACCAGACTTACATAGCGGTCTATTGGCGTGGAATAAAGAAACTGGCGCTGATTATGACTTAAAAATAGTAAAAGAAAGATTTCAGCAATGTGCAATGGATATTGTTTCCCGCTGTAATGGTAGAAGTTTTAAAAAAATTGTTTTAGTTACTCTTGGTGATTTGCTTCATGTTGATAATGAAGAGCAGAAAACAACTAAGGGAACATTTCAGCAAACAGATGGTAGGCTATCTAAGATATTTACAACTACTTTGGATATGATAATTGACTTTATTGATACTATTGCCACTATTGCCCCTACAGAAGTTATTTACGTGGCGGGTAATCATGATAGAGTAACAGGGTTAATGTTGTTGAAGGCTGTAGAAAAAGCATACAGACGAGATAAGAGTGTTGTTTTTGACACTTCTCCTAATCCACATAAGTTTAGACTTTTTGGTAAATGCTTGGTTGGTTGGACTCACGGCGATTTGGCAAAGAAAAATATGCCACATTGGTTACAGCATCAGGCTAAACAAGAGTATGGTCAAAGCGAATTTGCTGAAGTTCATGCAGGACATTTTCATTCTATTGAAACTATAGCGACTAAGCTTAATATAGTGGAAGAAAAAGAAGTTGGTGGAATTTTAGTAAGACATTTGCCAACATTATGTAATGCTTCTTATTGGGAACATCAGCAAGCATACACAAGCGTTTCTAAGACAATGATGTGTTTTATTTGGAATGAGAATACAGGACTAAGAGATGTTTGGTATAGCAATATAGTATAACTTAAATAATTGTCGTTAGCCGATATGCGACTAATAAAAGGTCGGCTTCAAATGAAAAGAATACTTGTAGTATCTATGGACTACAGGCTCTTTTATATAAATCACCATAGTCACCGACTGGCACAGCAGTCTCGACTAAAATTAAGTCTAATCAAATAGGGCGGCTTGGCTGTGAAAGCTGTTTTATTCCTGTTTAGACAAGCAAGGTTGGGTGTTTTCCTTGCAAATATACTCTGGTAGCTCAGAGGACAGAGTGACGCTCTTCTAAAGCGTAGGTCAAAGGTTCAAATCCTTTTCAGAGTACCATCAGTTAAGTCAAAGTCTGCGGACAATGGCAAAATACTGGCTCTGCGGAGTTTTCAGTAATGAATGATTTTTTTGTATGTTTTCATTTAGCCAGTGCACAGGCGGTGGATATATCAGAGATGTTCCCACTTTCATGAGACAACTACATGTAGTATTCTCTGGCTCTGATGAACGAAAAGTGGACAGTCACTATCTGGCATGCGCCTAGAGCGAATCGGCGGCTAGTGGCTAATATGCGGGTGTAGTGTAATGGTAGCATAAAAGTTTTCCAAACTTTTTGTGAGAGTTCAAGTCTCTCTATCCGCTCCAAATGGGGTTTTACCAGTTTCCTATCAAAGAAATAATTGGCTAACATGGTCGTATAGTTTAATAGGAAAAACAAGGCACTTGTAATGCTTGGATTTCGGTTCAATTCCGAATGTGACCTCCAAAATTAGCATCAAATGTTGTATAATATTCGGTGCATATAGATGAATGAAAGGATTGTGTTATATATGGCAAAAAACAAAAAGACAAAAGACAAGTATAGTAAGTATAAAATAGAAGGCAGACGAGAAATAAATAAACTTAGAAAAGCAGAAAAAATTAAAAAGCGGCTTGAGAAAGCCAAAACTAAAAGGTTAGCCAAACAAGGCTAATCTTTTTTTAATGAAAAAAAGGAAGTGAGAAGACTTGATTGACAATTTACCTGAAGGATTAAAAAAAGTGAAACCGCCTAAAGTGGTCAAGCCTTCAAGACCACAAAATGAAAAAGAATGGATATTAACTTGTACACATTGCACAAAACAAAAGACAGCAGATAACTTTTATGCTGACAAATCTACTAACTTAAACAAAATGACAATTTGTAAAGATTGTTTAAAAGAAAAAGCTCAAGACCAAAATGGTGATTTTAGTTTAGATAATTTTATAGATTTATTGAAAACTATTGATAAACCATTTATTTATCAATATGTAGAGAAGGCTCTTGAAAGTGGCAATGAAGTTGTTGGTGAATATTTCAAGAACCTTAATAGAAGAAATTCTGCATCAGGTGGCTTTGATGATTCTGATTTTAGCGGCTATGAAGTTGATAATACTCAAGAAGTATTAAAAAAGGATAAACCATTTGAGATTACAGAAGAAGTTCTTGACAGATGGGGCAGGGGTTATAAACCAGTTGAATATGAATCTTTTGAAAAAAAATATGAAATTTTACGACCTTCTTATCCTGAAAAAACGGCTTTTCATACTGAAAAACTCAAGGAGTATATAAGATTTCAGGTTAAAGGCGAACTTGCTTTAGCCAACAATGAATCTATAAACGCTAAGTCTTGGTTTGAAGAAGCTAGAAAAACAGCTGATGCGGCTAAGATTAATCCTAAACAGATGACCGAAGCTGATTTAGGCGGGAAAAACACTTTTAGCGAATGGTTTAGAGAAGTTGAAAAATTCGATGAATTAATGGATTGCATAAAAGAATATCAGTTAAAGCCCAAAGACTCTATTGATTTTACTATTTTTGAGATAATAAATGGAGTAAGAAGAGTTAAGGGCATGGGCGATATTACATATCCTGAAATTTATGAATTTTATGACAAAGAAAAAGCTAAATTTATAGAAGAGTATGGCGAAGATATTTTTAAGGGAGACAATACAGAAGAAAACAGAAAAAGATTAGAAAAGTGGATTACTTATAGAGAAGTTGATTCACAGGAAGAATCGGAAGAAGTGTTGTGATGGAATTGCTAGATATTGAGAAAAAGCAATATGAGTCTTGGGCTAAGTTTAGAGCTTTTTGTATATGGTTTCCTGATTTATTTTTAGATGCCATTACGCCAGATGAAGGTAGAATTGTTTTAGACTTTGACCAACGTGTATTTCTTAGAGCACAACTTAGATTTTTTTCTGTATATGGTGTCATGCCTAGGTCTTGGTCAAAGACGTTTTTAGAAGCTTTAGCTATGTTTTTGATAGCTATTTTTTATCCTAATGTTGATTTGGCTATGTCTGCTCAAACTAAAGAAAATGCGGCATCTATTTTAGGTGCTAAAATAATGGAGATAAAGAGATATTGGCCTATTCTTAATAATGAAATTAGAAAATTAAAAATAGACAAGAACGAAATTAATGTAACGCTATACAACAACTCTACAATAAGTATTCTTGCTAATGCTCAAACATCTAAGGGTCAACGTAGACACAGGTTAAATATAGAAGAGAGCGCTCTTTTAAACAATGAATTGTTTTTAGATGTGCTTGAGCCTATTCCTGCAATGCCTAGAAGAACTACTGGTAAATTAGGAATTAAAAATCCTTATGAACTTAATGGTCAAATAAACTTTTTTACAACAGCGGGGTTTAGGGGTTCAGACGAATTTATAAGACTTAATGGTATGATAGATGACATGGCAGAACTTAATGGTAGATTTGTTATGACAGCAGATTGGCAACTTGCTTGTTGGTTTGGCAGAGGCCCAACAAAAGAGCAAATGTTAAAGAAAAAAGAAGAAAATTCAGCCTTGTCTTTTGCTCAGAATTATGATTCTATATGGGCGGGAGCGGGCGATGGTAGTCTTGTAAGTCCTAATAAATTATTCAACAGCAGAAAATTAGAGTTGCCACTATTTGACAATAAAGATAATAGAGAACTTTATTTGGCGGTTGACGTTGCTCGTTCAGAAAAAGACAATAATAACCAAAATGCTTTGGCTATACTAGAAGCAATTAGAGATGAATCTGGTATGTTAAAACATATAGATTTAGTCAACATGTTTGTTTTATCTGGCACAGCTACTTTTACTGAACTTGCATTATATACCAAACAATTGTTCTTTGGATTTAACTGTTCGGCTGTTATTATTGATTCTAATGGTCTTGGTAATGGACTAAGAGATGAATTATTAAAAGAGTCAAAAGATGATAATGGTAAAGTTTATCCTTGTTTTGTTACTTTTAATACAGAAGCAAAACCTGATACAAATAACTATGTGAGAGTTATGTTTGACTTGAAGCCGCAAAGTGCTAATACAGATGTTATTGTTTCTTTTATTGATGCTGTAGAAAGTGGTCAATTAAGATTGCTTGTTCAGAAGAATTTAAATGAATATGATGTCGCTACAGGTGCGGGCTACGAAGAAAAAGTCTTACCATATCTTAATACTGATTTGTTTATAGAAGAAGTTTCAAACTTGAAGCTTAAACAAAATGGTGCTGGCAAAGGTTATTCTGTTGTTAAAAATTTAAGCAAGATAGACAAAGACCGTTGGGCGGCTACCGCTTATGGGATATGGTTTATAAGAACTTTTAAGTATAGCGTTGAAAGAAAAACGACAGATTTAACAGATTATATTATAGCAACTAAAAAACAAAAGAGAACAACACAGCCAATGATACAAAAAATACAGCGGCGAAAAAGTAGATTTTTCGACAGATAGAAGGGTGGTGAAAATCTTTGGCTGAAGAAATGAAAGCATATGATATGTGGAAAAGATTAACTGAAGAGCTTGATGTTAAAAATTCTTTTCAGGCAGTTTTTAATCCTTATTCACAAAATAATAGACTCAAAAAGGTAAAGACATCACCTAGCAGAAAAACAAGGTCTGAGCTACAAAAGATGTTAGAGAATCCCGCTGATAATGAGCAATCTCTTAGAGCTATCAGTTGGTATTTTTATAATTCTATAACACAGATAATGAAAGAAACTCATTTGTATTCTGATATTCTTAGTTATAGATGGTGGGTAGAGCCGAATAGTGCTATTAAGGCAAAAGTTTTTAAGAACGAATATGAACAAGCTGTAAAATGGATAAAATCTATAGACCCTAAGAAAACATTTAGGGAAATAGTCTTAGAAGTGATGCGTGAAGGTAAGGTCGCCTATGCTGTTAGAGATACTAATAGCGGAATGGTTCTACAGAGATTGCCTTCTGATTGGTGGAAGGTTGTTTATAGAACGCCTTATGGTTATCAGATAGCATTTAATTTTATGTATTTTATAACAGAAGGTGTTAGTGTTGATTATTTTCCTGAATCATTTAGAGAGATATATAATCAATTAAACAAGGTTTATGACCCTATCAAAAATAAAATAATTGGCAAAGTTCCTGATATTTTTCAGGTAGAAAAGCGTTACCAGAAATTTTTATATTGGGCTGAAATACCTATAAAAGATGCCTTTGTATTTAGTTTTGATGAAACAGTTGCTGAAGCAGTACCGCCACTAATGGCACAATTTATTAACGCTAACGATTTAGATAGTTATAAATTGTTACAACAGCAGTTACTTGAAATACCTTTAAATCAGATATTGACTGCTACTGTTCCACTACAAAAGAACAATAAATCTGGTGCTTATCTTGATGACACAGCAATTACGCCTGAACTTTGTGTTCTTTATGAAAACTCTATTAGGGCAAGTTTGCCAGACAATGTTGACTTTGTAGCCGCTCCGTTTGAAGACTTTAAATCATTTAGTTTTGATAACTCACAGACAAGAAATAATATTGTTGGAGATAGTATTTCTAACTTCTATAATGAAGCTCTTGGTGGTCTTATTAATACAAGCGACAAACCTTCTATGAGTGCTATTAAAACACAGCAAATAATTGAATCAAGATTTATAGATGGTATATATGGACAATTTATGAAGTTTATAAATATGCACTTTAAGATAATGAATTTTGATTCTTGTAGTTTTGTTATGTCTGGAAATGTTTTTACTGATGGCGAAAGATTTAAAGAAGTAAAACAAATGATAGATAGTGGTAATACTAATATGTACCTTGAATATTTAAGTTTTAGTAATCAAGATTTGGTTACTGCTAAGAGTTCTATGGAACTTGTTGATGCTTTTGGTATTTATGATATGTTTAGAGTACCGCCTACATCATTTACAACATCTTCTGATGAAGAGAGCAATGGTGGTAGACCCGCATTAGATGAAGAAGAAATGACAAGTGATGGTTCTATAGATAGTGCTGAAAGCGGTGCTAACACAAGCGAAGGAAGGGGGCTTAGTTAATGATTCTTAAAACTGTAAAATGTATAATTAAACATTTTGAAGATACTTCTTATAAAAGAGATAAAAGATTTTTGCCAGTAGAATTATGGATTGTTAGCGAAGGGGAAAATCCTAATAAGTCTAATTTCCTTGCTGAGAGTTTAGACTCTGCTGTTCAAAAATTTAGGAATATTTCTCTTTCAGCTAAATACGAAAAAGCTAAGAAAGATTTTTTAGGACATGAAGTTTTATTTAAAGGTGTAGACGAAGATGGTTGGGGTGAATATGAATATATTGAAACGCCTATCGGTCTTATTCCTGAAAGTGGTAATCCTAGAATAAGTATTAGTAAAGAAGATGGTAAAAAGTGGATAGTTGCTGATGCAATTATTTGGAGCGAAAGAAATAGAGATATTGAATCGTTGTTATTAAAGAATAAAATGAATAACATTTCAATGGAAATAGTTGTTGACGATTATTATGATGATAATGGTGTTCAGGTTATAAAAGATTTTACGCCATTATCGGTAACATTTTTAGGTAAAGATAGGAAAACTGGTATTAGGGGTGCTAAGAGTATAGTAAAAGAAGACTTTGATAATTTTTCACAATCCCTTATGCTTGCTTTTGAGAGCGAACCTGAATACGGCTACGGTGATAGAATTAAAATTGACCTAAAGAAAACAAGCGTGTCAGACACCGATTGGGGTGATGTCGATAAGATAGAGCTTAGAAAGCAGATACTTGCGGCAGAAAATTACGAACAGCTTGTTGAAAAATGTTATATGTTAATAGAAGATGGGTGGTTAGATGCTCCATCAGAAAAACTTGGTTATCCTGTTTGTCAAATAATAAATGGCAAACTTGTTTATAACAGAAAAGCGGTTTCGAGTGCGAGAGGGTTCTTGGAACGCAATAAAGACGAGCCTTATTATTCAGCAGTAAACGCTAGATTAATCAAGGTAGAAAAAAAGATTGGTGTTTGGAAAGAATTTGACAACATCAAATTTGAAGGTGGTGCTGATTTGCTCAACGAAAAAATTATGGCTTTTTTCTCTGAACAATTTGGTGACAACTTAATATCCGTAAACGACAATTTTGTATCTTATGCTAAGATTGAAGATGGCGTTATGAAATTCTTTGCTAAGAAATACGCTGTAGAACCTTGTGAAGATGCAGAAGGCGAAGAGACATTGCTAATGGAAGAAGATGAAAAGGAACTTAATATACGTTTTGCACTTAGCGAAGTTGCAGAAGATGGTTCTGAAACAGTCTCTTACATGGAATCAGACGGATTTAATAAAGTTGTTTCTAAGGTGTTTGAAGAAAAAACCGCAAAAGAAAACGAATTAAATGAAAAGAATATTCAGTTTGAAGAAGTTAAAGCAGAGCTTGATACTACAAAAGCTGAACTAGAAAAAGAGAAGGCTGAAAAAGAAGAGTTCGCTTGTAAAAACGAAAAATACGAGCAGGAAAAACTTAATGCAGAGCTTTCAAAAGTAGTTAAAACTTATGAAGAGAAACTTGGCAAAGAAGGTACGGCTGAGTGGACAGAAAAGATTGTTCATTATGAAGATGCAGAAAAACTTGAAAAAGATATTTTGTATCATATCGTAAAGAATGGTTCTTTTGAAGATGTTAGTTATAAAATTCCTGTTGGTAAAAAGCAGGAAACCAAAGCCAAAAATGGCTGTTGGGATATAATTGAAAAAGTATAAAAAATAAAGGAGATAATTAAACATGAATACACACAAAATCTTTAAGCCTAGCTTGATGGCTTCACAGAACATTGACTCTCTTGTAAAGACTGTCGTTCTTGATGCTGACTGTGACAACGGTACAGCCGTTGTTATTGGTGCTCCTACTGATACAATTTTTGGTGAGACAGATGCTAACTGCTTTTCAGCAGAATTGACTTCTACCGCCGCTGACATCGTTGCTATCATTGATGGTGATGGTAATGGTACTGCTGAAGGTTATGACGTTGGTCTGAAAGACCCGAGAGCTTTTTACAATCCTGCTAATTATGCTACAAGAGCAAGAGTTCTTCAGCCTTTTGATGAATTTGTAATTGAGAATACAGCTATTAATGGTACTTATACTACACAGAAATACATTGTTGTCGATACAACAGCTGGACAGGAAGGTAAATTTATTCTTGCTGATGCTATTACTGGTTATGCTTTTGCAGGCGAAATTCTTGCTAGAGACATTCCTGTCGTAGTTGGAAACACATATGTTGGTGCAGGAACTCTTGTTAGAGTTGTTAGGAATACACCTATCGCTGATTTAGTAAACCCTTAATAAATAAGTATTAAAATTACAATAAAATTTAAGAAATAATAAAGGAGATATTACAAAATGATTAATAAGTTTTTTAGTGCAGAGACAGTTCCCGCCGCAGGCGAAACTTTCAATGCTTGTGTAGAAGGTCTGGTTGACCTTTCAAAACACTTCATGTACAAACAGCATAAGGGAAATTCTTTGATTACACCTTACAATCAGGCAGTTATGGCAGAGAAAAACAGCTTTTTCTCTACATATTCTGACGATAAGGATTATGACGAAAAGAATAAGGCTCTTTCAAAGGCTATTCTAAAGTATTCTTGCGAAGGCATTGACTATGCTGACATCGAGAATCCTGAGTCAATGAAGAACCCTATGATTAAGAAAAACAGTTCTTTCCAGAACAGGTTCTATGCTATTATGGCTATGGCCCTCCCTTCAATCACATCTGGTATCGTTGCTTTCAACTATGCAGGATTTGGCGAAGTAAGAGATACAGCTTTTGGTGATACAGCTAAGTTTGAAGTTCCTTCTAGCCAGTTGTTCACAGTAAACAGAAGTTCTACTGGTGAGAGACATGGAGCTATCCAGAGAATCTATGACACAGAGTTTATTGTTAAGACAGAGAATTACGATGTTACTATCGCTATTGACTGGTTCAAGATGGTAACAGGCAGATTTGACTTGGGCGATTGGGTAACAAGAGTTGCTAACAGCTTTGCTCATGACATCGGTTATAGAGTTTATAAGACTCTTGATGATAGTTATGCTACGCTCCCTGCCGCTCTGAAACTTGGTGGTTTTACTGATGCTAACTGGCTGACAATGAGTGATAGAATTTCTGCGGCTAATGCTAATGCTTCTATTTTTGTTACAGGTACAAGAACAGCTCTTGGTTCAGTAATTCCTTCTGCTGATGGTCTTCTGTATGGAATTTCGCCTGAGTATGTTAATGCGGGTTATGTTGGTACTTATAAGGGTACTAACCTGATGCTGATGCCTAATGCTATCAAGAAGGGTACTGTACATAGTTCAGGTACTTTTGAAATGTTGGCAGATGACACCAGACTTTATTTCTTGCCGCTAGTAAGTGACAGACCTGTTAAGATTGTTATGGAAGGTGGTTCAATGCAGATTGAGTCAGCTCCTGAGACAATGGCTGATAGAGAGCTTGTTATCTCTGTTAAGCATAAGTATGGCGTATCAGTTGCTACATCAGCATGGTATGGTATCATGGACTTAGGCTAATAATTAAAAATAATATTTGATTTTTGCGGGGGTGGGGCGTAAGCCTTGCCCCTAATTGAATAAAAGGAGAATTTAAAAAATGGCAACAGAACCTAAGAAAACTACAACACGAAAAACTACTACAGCAAGTAAGCCGAAGGCGGCTGTGACTAAACCCGTAGTTCCTGATATTGTTGAAAAAAGAGACAATAGTGCTGATATTGATGCTATTATGAAGCTGATTGAAGAACAGCAGAAAACAATATCACAACTACAAAAACAATTAGCCGAGAAGCCAGTTGCGGTAACGGCTGAAACAACTAATGTTTATAATGGTCCTGACCCTAATAGAATTGTTTCTATTCTTTGCATGTATGACGGCGAAAGTTTAACACTTAAAAGCGGTCATGCAGGAGAATTTGTAACTCTTTATGGTTATGGTGATAAACAATATATTAGATATGAAGCCGCCGCTAACGTTGCTAGAATGAATAGGCGATTTGCTGAGTCTGGTGCATTTGTTTTTGATGACAGCGAGCTTATTAAGAATTTTGGTCTTGAAGGAAAATATAAAGATTTTATTGATAAAAAGATGATGGACAAACTTGGTGAGCTTGATTCCGAAAGTCTTGTTGGTCTTTATAAGAGAACGAATGATAAGTATAAGGCTATGATTGTTGATATGTTTGTAAAAAATAGTGTTGAAGGTATTAGTGGTTTTAATGATAAGAACAAAATAGAAGCTCTTAGCGAAGCTAGTGATAAAGACATACAAGCTATTGCTGATGAATACAAAAAAGCTAAAAAGATGGCAGGGTAAAGGGGGGCTGAGTGGTGATAGGATTTACCACAATTTATAGTCAAGCCATTTCAAGGTTTGATGACCCTATTCTTTCTAAAAATTACAGAGAAAGCCCACAGGATTTTTATGGTATTATGTACCAGAGAATGAAGGCGGCTATTGCCGATTTTGTTATGCCTGCGGCTACTGCTATAAAACTGAATAATTTTACCGAGCCGACTTTTTATACAGAAATATTCAGCGGTGATGGGGAAACAAATACATTTAATTTGACTGATACAACTTTAGATTTAACTAATGCAAGTTTTTATTGCACAATTGATGGAACAAAATATGCAATAAGCATAGATAATTATGTAGTAACATTGCCAATAATACCATCAGAAGGTGTAGATAATGTAATAGTTAATATTTATATAGATGGACAGTTTAATGATGATTTAGATTTAGCAGAGCAGGAAATACTTTCTTTATTTTTGGTAAAGGCATGGGCTGAAAAAGAAAGAAATTTTTTACTTGATATAAGAAGATTAATAAATGATAAGGATTTCAAGCTAATATCCGAAGCTAACAGTCTTAAAGAAAAAAATAATTGGTATATTTCTATTAGAGAAGAAGCCGAAAAGAAAATGCAGTTGCTTTCTTGGAAAACTGCTTTGTCAGACAGGCGGCGAAGATAATGAGCTTTTACTTTTCTGAAGAACAAAAAATAAATTATATCAAAAGACTTGTTGGCAAAATATACAAACTACTTCCTGTCAGAGAAGGTAGCGAAGATGACTTTAAAAGTTATTATGAGTCTATCATAGCCGAGCTTGACGGTGCACAGGAAGTTGTTTTTAAAGATAGTTTTTTCTTTGTTGATTTAATGGCTAAACTTTCAGCCATGCCTAAATTATTCTTTGATAACAAGAATAGTGCTCAACATAAAAGGTATAAAAAGCGTGTTTTTGAATGTATAGATATAGTCGAGAAGATAGGAGTTGAACTTAGTGGGGAAGGTTATAAAGACAAATGATTTTCTCATTGGAGCAAACTCTTCTAAAGTTAGCGACTATAGAGAATATCAAAAAGAACAAATGCAATCTAAAATAGATTCAGAATTTGAAATGGCAACAGATGTATTTAAGGTTGGTTATGAAAGCATCGTGGGTTCTAACAGTTTTAGTGATATAACTGCTAGGCTTGAGCGGGTTTTAACGCCTGACAAAAACGCCTATATAGGTGACGATTATCTAAAAATATTGCCTTCTTCTGTAGATATTGATTTTCGTATTGGCGCTAGATTCACTTACAATAATGATTATTGGCTTTGTTTTAATACAGACAATATAACATCTATTACTAAAAGTGGAATTTTAAGGCGTTGTAATTCTAGCCTAAAGTGGCGAGATGAATATGGTAATATTTTAGAAGAACCTTGTGTAATTGACTATTTTAAATTTACTTATACTTATAATAATGTTGATTTTGATAAAACAATGAGACTTGGTGGAAACCAGAGATTTGTTGTTTTGCAAGAAAATGAAAATTCATTAAAGATTAAGCGTGATATGCGATTTATTTTTAATGATATGGCATGGCGTGTAGCTAATGTTGAAAAAACTACACATAAAGGACTTATAGAAATTTCAGCTGAAGAACATCAGTTTAATGAAGATTATGACGATATGGTAAATAGAATTGCTGACAATGTTGTTAGCGGTGATTATTCCATTGTGGCTTCTACTGGTGATTTTTCTTTAAATATTGGTGATAGTGAAACAGTTGTTTATAATGTATATAAATCGGCAAATATTGTGTCTGAAAGCTGTACTTTAACAAGTAGTAATGATGAAATTATTTCTATTAATGGAAATAATGTTACTGCATTGTCTGAAGGCTTTGCTTTTATAACAATTGCTTTAGATGCGAACCCTCTCATTTCTGCAACTATAACAATTGAAGTTAAGGCGGCAAACGCAACGGCATACATTGTTGGCGAAGACATTACAAGATTTGGTGGAACTTACAGATATTTAGTTGAAAATAATATTTCAAACATTTATGATTTCAGTTGTGTAGATAACACTATTAAGATAACACAAATTGATAATTTTAGTTGTGATGTCACAGTTCCTGCAACGGCTAAAAGTTTTATACTGGTGGCTGAAGGAGAAAACGGTGATATATTGACTAAAGAGATAGGCATTAGGAGTATGTGGACATGAGCAATTGGACAAATTTTAACAGATTAGACGATATTTATAATAATATTGCCATAAAGATTGTTAATAATGATAAAATAGCTAAATTACTTTATTACCCTGATGCTAATGCTCTTGATAAACCCAACTTAACACAAGACCAAAAATTAGGTCTTATAAGACAAACTGATAGAGACAAATGTAGAATATTTAATATTGCTCCTACTTACTTTGTTACTGAAGGACAGCGAGCAGAAATTAGAATATATGAAGCAAGCATTAGCTCAATTGACCCATATAAGGGCAGAGTTAGATATAGCTTTGATATAGTTTGTCATCAGGAACTTTGGGTATTATCAAACGGTCAACGTAGGGTAATGCAGATTATAATTGAAATACTATCAGAATTAAATGGTGAAGATGTTGGTAGTATAGGTAAAATGGCTTTCTTTAATAATAGACATCAAGACATGTTAAAATATAAATTTTATAATGATGTTATGACAGGCTATCAATTGTTTGGATTTGTTCTAACAGGTGGTGCTTCTAACGATGAATGTTAATTATATTAACTTGTTTGGTGATGCTATACCATTTGAAGGGCTAATGATATATCCTGTAAAAATGGAATATTATTTAAATTTTATGTATGCTATTTCTGTATTAAAACAAAAGAAAAATAGAATACCTGATATAAATATTATAAAGTCTAGTTATTTGAATTTTTTATTTAATTATTTATTTAGTAAGCCTGATGGAGAAGGTGATATGTATAGAAATATGTTTTTAACAGTTTTTATACTTTCTCTTGAAGAAGAACAATATTTATCATTAAATTTTATAAATGATGATGATGGACAATATAAGATGTTATATAACCATTACGACAAAAACATTAAAGACAAGCAAATTTTAGATGAAGATGGTTTTGAGAAATTAAGACTTTATTTGCTCAAAGTTAATGGCTTAAAAGATGTTGATTACACTCTTAGTGAAGAGATGGAGAAACGGCTTGATGAAGTTAATGCAGAGCGAGCTAAACTAAATCATACAGGGAAAGTTACAACAGAAGATATGGTAGATTATTACCATGTTTGGACTGGTTTTTCTTATGAAGAAATTAAGCAAGAGCCTATTTATAAATTTCTTAATAATGTTAGAAGAATGGTAAATATAGACGAATGGAGAGTCAACAAAGCGGCTGAGCTTTCTGGTAATGTTAAATTTAAAGAAGAGTTACAGCATTGGTTTAGACATCTTGAAGACATAGACGAGTATGGTTCTGCAAGAATAGCTTTATCAAAATTTGTTGGTGAATTTAATGAAAAAGTTTCTCAAAAATAAGGGGGATAATTAATAATGAATGAATTATTTGTAGTAAGTGTCGCAGAGGTTGCTCTGTTTGACCCTTCAACAGATGTTCTTATTGGTGTTGCAAAAGCCAATACAGATACATCTATTACTTCTAGTATTGATACTAATGAAATCAGAGCTGGTAAAGGTAACGAAAAGGTTTATGAGTATAAACATAGCCGTGTTGTTGACCTTGCAATGACAAGCGCCGCTTTCGAGTATCAACTTTTGGCTTTGCAGACAGGTAATGCTATTCAGACTGGTTCTGAAGACCTTTATCAGTTTGGAGAGTGTGTAGTTCTTGACGAAACAGGTGCAGGAACTTTAGCTAAGTCTGCTGTTAATGATGTTGTTTTTGCAAGACATAACGGCACAACTTATTCGGCAGTACCTTCTGGTGTCGATAATAAAAATGTAACATTTGCGGCTTTAGCAGGTGAGACTATTGAAGTTTATTATCAGTCATCTATTCCTAATGTTGAAAAAATCAGCATTACAGGTGCGGGTATTCCTAAGATTGTTAAGGCTGTTCTTAACGCTGATATCGGTGATAATACTGGTATAATTGGCAAGCTTCAGATTATAATTCCGAGACTACAGCTTAATGGTTCTATCGAGATTGCTATGACACCTGATGGTGTTTCTAGTACGAATCTTGGTGGTACTGCTTTGGCTTATGCTTCTGGTTGTGGCGATAGCTTGTATGCAGACCTGATGGTTTCTATTACTGGTCATGATGTTGTTTATACAGCTTTGGCGGCTACACCCGCTACTATAGCTCTTGGTGTTGGTGATACACAGACTCTTTCAGTTTATGGACTGAGAGGTGCTCAGTATGCTCCTGTACTGCTTGCTAATGCTGACCTTTCATTTACATCAGAGACACCCGCTACAGCTTCTGTTGCGGCTACTGGTATTATTACTGGTGTTGCGGCAGGAACAACTTATGTAACAGTCGAACTTGATGGCATTTCTGATGTTGTTAAAGTTGTCGTTTCCTAATTAGGGGCTGATTTAATTGTTCAGAGATGAAGAATTGTGTAAAAATGCTTTGTTACAAGAAGATACAAGAACCAAACCTTTTTGGTGTAAAGTTCTTAACAATATCTGTATAAAACAAAGATGGTGTCCTAATCGTGGTAGATACGTGCATACATCATCTAAACAAAGCTGTTCACAAAAAGACAAATAATCTATAATGGTATAGTTATAGATATAAAATAGGGCAAGTTCACTTCAATAAAAACAATATTATTTGGAAAATATTGGTGTGGCTTGCCCCATTTTTTTGTTTAATTTTAAGGAGATTTGGAATGGAAGGCTGTAAACATATAAACGAAGATGGTTCGTCTGCTCTTGTGATAGACAAGTTAAATTTAACTATGGAAGAACCTAAAAAACATAATGCTATTTGTTGTCTTTGTGGAAAAACATTTGTTTTAAAAGTCTTTCCTTATGATAAAGTAGAAGGAGAGAGCGACAAATGAAAGTATTAGCTTTTGACCAAGCTACAGAAACAGGTTGGGCTGTAGTAGAAGATGGGAAATTAATTGATTATGGCAGGATTACTTTTAAAGGCACTAAATATACAGGAGACAATAAACGATATAATTATGATATAATGCACTGGTCTAGGCGTTGTGCTCAAATTAAAAATTTTATTTTAAACAAAATAGAAGAAATAAGACCAGACCTTGTTGTTATAGAAGGTATTCAAAACAATAATAACCATGATACTCATACAAAACTTGCGGCGCTTTTAGGTGTTATATCAGCCGCTTGTTATGAAAAGGAAATAAATTACGTCGTTTATAGAATACCTAACTGGAAAAAAGATGCAGGAATACCTACACATCAAGAAGATGCTTCTGGTAAAAAAAGAAAAGTAAATCGTGCTTTTGAAAAGGCTTATGCACAAAGACTATCAAATGAGTTGTTTGGAGTAAAGGTAACACAAGATGAAGCTGATGCTATAATGATGGCTTATGCGGCAGACAAACATACCGAAAGATAACAGGTGGTTTGTTAATGGAATTTTTGACAGATGTAGAAAAAGTAGTTGGTACAATAGTAGGAACGTTAGTAGGATTAGCAACAATACTTACTTTTTTCTGGAAATGGTTTTTAAAACCAAAAATAAGAGAAGAAGTGGTAAGTGTGACAAATTGTGAATATATGAATAGTCAGATAAATGAAAAGGCTGACAAATGTGAAATAGAAAAACTTAATACTAAAATAGAAGGAGTTTCAGAAAAGGTTGACAAGGTTAAAGTTGCTAATGATAATAGTGTTTTTTATCTTGAAAGACTTATAGAAGCTGATAAATATATTATAGAAGGTTTATTCGCTTGTCTTGATGGTCTTAAACAAAATGGGGCTAATGGAGAAGTTACAAAAAGTTACAATACAATACAGCAATATCTGATACGTAGGGAAACAATAGATAAGAGAGATGGCAGTTGATTCTGTCATCTCTATTTAATTAAAAGAATAAAAGGAGATTTAAAAAATGAAATTTGAAGAATTTATGAAACAGCAGGAAATGAACGAAGAAATGTTTATAGAAAATTGTGTTGAGCGTAGCTATATTCCTATTATAGAGAAATATGAAATAGCTCAGAGTTTTGCTAATGCAGTAGTAGAAGTAGATGAAAAAGGATTTAGCTCAATTAATAATATGTTTTATGATATTATTTCTTTTTATTTTATTGTTTCAAATTATACAAACATAGAATTTGATGAAGATGTATCACAACTGTTTGATGTTTATGATATGGTATCAGAATTTAAAGAAACACCATCAGGAAAGGTACTTTATAATATAGAGTTTATTATAGACGATATTGTTTTATTGAAAGAAATATTTCAAAAAGAAGTCAATTCTTTAATTGAAAAAAACAATAGCGTTATAAATATTATTCTTGACTTTTTTGAGAATATGAAGACACAAGTTCCAGATATTCAGGAAATGAATCAAGTAATAGATAAGACAAAAGAAACGTTTGAAGGGTTTAGTACGAAGAAACTTAGTGGCATTAATGGTGTTATTAAGAATTTCAACAAAGTGTTAGATGGCAAACAAGAAGAATGATGAAGGTGGTATAGATGGCTAAAACACGCATAACTACATATGCAGGATTACAAGAAAAACTTAATAGTATAACTGCTGAAGTTATGCTTAATACATCTAATTATATAGCCGAATTACTTAGAAAAAATTTAGATACATTGTGGTACAAGGCTAATGAGCCAAGATATTACGAAAGAACGAATCAGATATTAGACTCTATTAGCAATGAGCTAACAGGAGTGTTTGGAAACCAAACATCTGTTCGTATTTATTTTGATTGGCAAAATAAAATAACAGCTAATGAAGTGTTTGGTTCTAGTTGGAATCAGCATATGTCATTAGATTTGTCTGACACTTGGAATGGAGACCCTATACCAATGCTTGTGATAGAATGGCTTGAAAAAGGAAATAATTCAAGTGTTTATGCTTATGATGGCGTTGGTTATTTTGAAAAAACATTAGAAGAAATATCTTCTGGTGGTGTTGATGGCGGGGCTTTATCTAAAAAAGTTATAGATTTTATAAAAAAAGAATACAGAAATTTTGGAATTAAAATAAAATAATTAAAGAAAGGTGGTGAAATAATTGAGCGATTTCCAAATTTTAGTAGATGCTATTATTGATGTTAATAAGATAAAAGAACAATTATCAGAAAAATTAAAAAATGTTACTATTAAGCCTACTATTAGTAAAACTACTCTTAATAAAGATATAAATGAAATAGTAGCTAAGGTGGATAGCGGATTAGCTAAAAAGCCCGCCACTATAAAAATAAATATTGATGATAAAAATATCGAAAAAGATGTAGTAAAAAAAGTTAAAAGCCTTAATAATATAATAAAGTCAAGAGAGAACGCTATAAGAATACAATTTGCTTTTGGAGACCAAGAAAACATAACTAAAGCCATTAATAAAGCTCAGCGTGAAGCTTTGGCGGCACAAAAGGAAATGTACCGTATTATAGAGCAGGGTGGTCAACCTACAGATAAAAATTATTTAGCTTGGGAAAATTATTATAAGAGATTGCTTACTATGAGCACTCAATATAATAACAAGCTTATGGCTAACGAAAAAACATCTGCTAGTAAAGTTGCAAAAAGTATAGAAGAACAATACAGAAACAAAACAATGTCCTATGAAAATGCTATTGAAAATCTGAAAAGAATTAATGCTGAATATTCTCAAGACTATACTGCGGCTATGAATGTTATTGGTAGTGGCAAGCATTTTTCTGATTTAACAGATGAACAGCGTAGGGCAGTTGCTGTAACACAGGAAAATGAAGCGGCGATGAAGCGGCTTACAACAGAATTTAATAGAAGTAAAAGTTCTGCTAGTGATTTTGTTAAAGTTTTATCTCAATTTATTTCTACCAGATTTATTGTTTATAAGGTATGGCAAGAGTTTAAACAAGGGTTAGAAGTTCTTAGAGAAATTGATGATGCTCTTGTAAATATCAGAAAAGTTACTGATATGACAGCTGATTCAGCTACAGCACTTGCTAGACGAGCTTCAGAAGAAGTTTCTGCTTTTGGTAGGACTGTTCAGGATTATTTATCTGCTTATGAAATGTTTGCAAAGGCAGGATTTAGAGATACTCAATTAACAGGATTAACAGAGTTATCCTTGTTATTACAAAACGTTGGTGATGTTACTGCTGACACAGCTAATGAGACGCTTATTGCGGCTAATGCAGGATTTAAGCTAAACGGTAATTATGAAAAGCTTGCACATACTATAGATGCAATGAATAATGTATCTAATAATAATGCAACTACTATTGGTAAAATGTCAGATGCTATTAAAATGTCGGCTAATGTTGCTGATACAGCAGGATTTTCTATTGACCAATTTATTGCTATTATTGGTACAGCGACAGCGGCAACTCAGCGCGAAGGTTCTGAAATTGGTAGAGCTGTTAGAACTATTGTTGCTAATATTAGACAGATAAAAGATGCAGAAGCAGAAGTTGATGAAGATTCTTTTGCTAAAGCAGGACTGGCTCTTAAAAACATAGCGGGCATTAGTATTACCATGAATGGCGAGCTAAGAGATACTATGGACGTTCTTACTGAGCTTGCAGGGAAATGGGGAACATTAGACTCTATACAAAAACAACAATTAGCTACAGACCTTGCTAATAAAAGACAAATGGACGTTTTCTTGGGATTAATGGATAACTGGACAATGGTAGAAAAACAGCTTGGAGAAGCAGTTAATTCTACAGGTTCAGCACTAGAAGAAAACGCTATTTATACAGAGTCAATTACAGCAAAAGTTAATGAGTTTAATAATGCTGTTACAAAAATGTGGCAAGACACTATTGAAACAGATGCTATGAAGTCTTTTATTAGTTTTGGTACAGGTTTTATTGACTTTATTAATAAATTAGGTTTAGCTAACGTTGCCTTGACATTAACTTTAGCGGCATTATCTAATAAGACATCTTTGATACATAAGGGGTTTGTTGCTTTAATTACGCCACTAAAAGAAGTTATAAAATCTGTAGGAGCTTTCGCATCTGCAACCGCAAAAGGAATGAAAAATCATAATGGTCTTATTGAAAGTTTAAAAAATGGTAAAGCGGCGGCGGCTAATACAGGGGCAGGATTTTCTAGTTTAGCAGGAATAATAGCTACAGTATTGGTTTTTGCTATAACACAATTTATACAAAAATCCAAAGAAGGCAATGCCGAACTTGAAAGATTGGCTGAAACTGCTATAGAATCTGCAAATACTTTTAGGGATTCTCAGGTTGAAATAAATTCTTTAATAAATGAATATGATAAATTATCTAAAACCAAAGGAAGAACTATTGATGAAGACAACAGACTTATAGAAGTTGCTAATTTATTAAAAACAAAATATGAAGAATCAGCAGATGCTATAAACGCTGTTAGAACAGAACAAGAAAAATTGCCTTTATTTATTGATACTACTACAGGTGCTTTTATAAACAATACAAGTGCCATAGAAGATAATATAGAAGCTTTAAGAACATTGAGTATAGAACAAGCGGGGCAATTAGTTTTAACTAATCAAACAGCTGTTCAAATGGCAGAAGCATTTTTTAGTAGTTTTAGTGATTATGAAAATTATTTAGGACCTGTAAAAACTTTTTCTAATGACATAGTAAAAAAAGCGGCAAGAGCATCTAATATTCTTTATGGGATTAATACACCAGAAGCAAGAGACAGGGGCAACGATTTTAAGCTAATTTTAGAAGATATAAATAAAGAATTAGAAAAAAATCTTGAAACTAATCATCTTTCTAAAAAAGAACTTAAAGATTTAGAAAGTGCTCAAAAACTTTTATCTGAAGAAATAGAAAAACATAATAAAATTATAGAAGAAAATATAAGATTAAAGGCTCTTTCTGGTATTACAGAACCTATTTCAGAAGCTGAAATTCGTAGGGTTTCTGCTATGGAAAATAGAATGGAAGGGTTAAATAGAGCTACAGCTCATGCATCATCTGCAACAGAAGATTTAACAGAAGATTTAGCGGCGGCTGAAGAAGAAGCAAGGAAAATATCAGAAACATTTGATAATGCTTCGTCTAATTCTTTAATGCTTGCAGATGCTTATTATACAGTTGCGAATAATCAACAACTAAATTCTAAGCAAATATCTGAGCTTTTGAATAAGTACCCACAATTATTGCAATATTACGATGCCAACACTAATACTTTAAACATTAATGCAAGTGCGATAGATGTTTTAATAAATAAAGAATTGAATCTTGCTAAAACTACAGCAACAGCTTCTTCTGATAGGTTGAAAGCAATAATAGATACATCTAATGGCGCTTTAAATGCATACAAAAAACAAATAGAAGCTATGCAAGCTCTTTCAAATGCTGAATCATTTGCCGCTAGTTCAATAATATATTCTGAAACTTATGCAAGCACTTTGTCAAGAACAGGTAGCCGTAAAACAGCGGTAAGAGAAGCTACTATAGCAAAGAGAAATCTTGAATCTAATGTAAGAAGCTACAATGCAGATATAGCTAAAATAACAGGATTACAAGCACAACTTGGCTCTACAAAAACATATGGAACAACTTCTCCTAATTTTGAAAAAATAGCTAAAGACACAAGTAGTTCAGCTTCATCTTCAGCATCAGAAGCCGAAAGAGCGCAAGATGAAGCGCAAAAAAGGTTATTAGACAATACTGAAGCCAGATTTGAGCTTATTAGAATAGCTATTAGTAATGCTTATGAACAAGGTGCTATTTCAGCTAAAGTGGCTTTAGCCAGAATTAATAAAGAAATTAATTCTATTAAGGGTACTTATAATGCTATTAAATCTAAAGCAGAAAATACATGGACAGATGTTGAAAAATTAACAGTTTCACATTATGAAAATTTACTTTCGATGCAAAAAGATTATAGTGCAGAAGTACAAAAAGCTTATGATGATGCTGTTAGTGCTGTTGAATCTATGCAAGCTAAACTTGTTTCTTCTATTAGGGCAAAATATGAAGAAGAAAAGTCAGCGGCAATTAAAGCTATTGAAGCACAGCGAACAGCAAGACAAAAGGCTTTTGATGAAAGAATAGCACAACTTGAAGCTGAAAAAGCGGCACTACAAAGTACAGAACAGCAAGACCAAGCTAATCTTAAAACTCTTGAGAAAAAGCTTGAAATGTCAAGGCTAGATGATTCTGTTTTAGGTAAAAAGAGAACAGCTGAATTACAAGCAGAAGTTAATAAGCTTAGAAAAAACCTTCAGATAGCGGCGATTGATAAAGAAATAGCAAAGGTTAAAGAATCTGCTGAAGCAAGTAATCAAACATATGATGAAAAAATAGCTAAAGCTGAAGAATATTATGAAAAACTTTTAAGTGAAGCTAATCTTTATAATGAAGCCAATAAGCTATTATTATCAAATAATATGAACGCTATTGTAAATTTATTGAAACAATACGAACCAACATTTAGCGGGATAGGACAACTTCTTGGTGGAAGCATGGCTAAAGAAATAACAGCAGAAGTTAATAAAGCTTTAGATAGCATTAAGACTGTTAAATCTGGTGTTTCAGTTCCAAATATAAGCTATAAACCTTCTTCTCCTTCTATTGTTGCTTCTGCTCCTAAGCCCACTCCTGCTCCCGCCCCTAAACCAACAACAAGTGCAATACCATATCCAAACACAGTATTTGTTCGTGGTTCAGCGGGTGAAACGGTAAAAAGAATACAGAGAAATCTTGTAGCAAAAGGTTACAGTGTTGGCTCAGCTGGTATTGATGGAAAATATGGTCCTGCTACTGAAGCGGCTGTTAGAGCCTTTCAATCTAAATATGGTCTTGGCATTGATGGTAAAGTAGGCCCTCAAACATGGCCTAAGTTAGTTACATTTAAGAGTGGTGGTGTTCCTGTATTATCTGGTGGCTCAATGACAAAGGGAGAAGGATTAGCAATGGTTCATGACAAAGAGAGAATACTAACAGAACATCAAACAAAAACTTTTGATGATATGATTTATAAGTATTTTCCTAAACTTATTGCTCAGTTTGAGCGTGTAGAAAATGGTGGAAATTCTTTTAATAGTGAGTTAGTAAAAATTATCAATAATATAAACAACAATACGCCTTATGATGTTGATAGAAATAACAATATACTTGTTTCACAAATAAGAAACACTCTTGCAAGTCAAGGGTTTAGATAATAGGAAGGGGCGATAGAATAAGTGAAATACGTTGACATAACAGATTTTTATTTTAATGGTCGTTACCTTTCTAGTTTTGGTGGAATGGTGGCGGGGCTTAGTGGATATACAAATATGAACTTAATGCCTTCAAGAGAATATATAACAGATAGACCAATTAGATATGATGGAGCAAGGGTATTTGACACATACCTTTCTCCACGTATCTTTTCTGTTCCTGTTGTTTTTACAGACCTTGATAAATTTTCTAAATATGATATATCTGCTTGGCTAAACACAAAGACAGAACAAGATTTTTATTTTAAAGATGACAATAAAAAATTAAAATGTAGGCTTGATAGCGGCGCTGTAGATTTAAACAGACTTGGAGTTAATTCATATGCTACGGAATTAAGATTTATAGCACATGACCCATATTTTTATGAAATAGAAGAAACTATATTAGAAGGAACTAAAGCGGCAGGAATAGACACTTTAACATTAGATATTTATAGTAATAGCACAATAGAAAGTTACCCACTAATTAGATTATCTGGAATAACTCTTGGTACAGCAGTTTCTATTAAATCTAGTGAATATGGTGATAGTGTTAGTTGGAGCTTGTCTGAATCAGCTACTAATATAGAAATTGATTCTTTAAATTCTTATATAAAGGATTATGATATTGATTATAATTTATATGGATATTACAGCTCAACTATTGAAGAAAGTTGGTGGCCTGTTTTCCCTGCGGGTAGATTTACAATTACTGTAACATTTGCAGATACAGCGGCTATTGATTATTATATTAAGCCCAGATACAGGTGGTTATAAAAATGGAAAAAAATGGAATTATGGAAGTTTATGATTTGTTGTTTAATCCTGTTTGTGATTTATACAACAGAAATGGCACATCTCCATTAAACCCAACAGTTAGTTATAAAATAAATGAAATATTTAAATTAAATTTTGAATTACCTGTTGAAAATCCTAACTCAAAAGAAGTAGAACATGGTGTTTTAATTTATTATCAGCACGAATTTTATGAAGTAGTGCAAAAAACAAAAATGATGTCGGCTAATGGTAAATATAGTTGGTCAATAGAGTGTATGCACTATTCTAAGACATTGCAGTCAAAAATGGTAGTAGAAGAAACACTTGCTCCACTTTTACCTGAAGATGGATTAAGAGCAATTTTATATGATGGAGAAACACCTAAATATGGTTGGCAGATAGGGGCTATTATTGCTCCTGAAGTTTATAGAACAATAGAAACAAAAGAACAATCGCTGTTTCAAACAATAACAGAATTAGCGGAGCTATATGATTGCTATGTTATTTTTGAGAGTGGTTTCAGAGATGGATTTAGCGGCGCTGTCCATTTAGTTAATTTATACAATAAAGATTTATATAATCCTGCTAATCCGCTACAACTTACGGCATTAAATACTAAAAACATACAAGTGGCGAGAGATATAAGTGAATTAACAACAAGGCTTTATGCTTTTGGCGGCACTAATCCTGTTACTGGTGAAGACATTGATTTAATAACAGAAACAGGTGGCTATACCTATATTGAAAACTATGATTATTATACAAGTCGTGGTTATACTATGGCTGAAATAGAAGCTAATCCTGCAATATTCAGAAAAGAGTATGTTTGGAGAGATAGCAATTATGTAGATGCTCCTACTCTTTATAATGGTGCTATTAAGAAGTTAGAAGAATTATCTCAGCCAAAAGTTAGTGTTAGTTTAACATATCTTGATGAAAATGCGGCAGATAATTTATTTTTAGGCAAGAGTGTAGAATTTTCAGATAATGTTATTGATGAATATTTTTTACAAATGATTGTCGGTTATAGTATTAGTTATGATAAACCTTATGAAGTAGTATTAGAGACAGCTAATTTTGTTGACAGAAAAAAAGAAATACCAATGCTTTTTAAAAACCTAAATAAATCAAGTTATGCTGTTAATAATGATGGAACTATTAGGGTTAAGGCTGTAGAGCAAGTTATACAAACTACAGAAGTTGTGGCAGACTATGTTACTACAGGGATTCTTAAAAGTCAAAACAATAATAGTTGGCTTAATCTTAATGATGGCACTTTTTCTTTTGGCAATGATTGTTTAACTTGGAACGGCTCAAATTTAGAAGTTTTAGGAAAACTAAATACACCACGGGTTTATGAAGATGGGGAGGAATTTAACACGACTTATGGTAATAACATTTACTTTTATGAAAATAATGAATTATCAGGAGCGATTTCTGCCACTTATAATGTTTTAGGTGATCCTTCTAAAAGGTCCTTGGATATAGTGTGTTCACATAACGCATCTCTTTTGGGGTTTGGTATAAGACAATCTGATGGCTTTATTAACCGACAATACGTTTTGAATAATAGCACTGACTTTAATGGACAAACACAAAGGCATATTTTTTATAGTAATATGAAAATCAATGGTGATGTAACTTGTACAAGTGTTATAAGTAATTATCTCGTTGTTGCTCCCTATTTTGTTCATTCAGAGTCTAATAAAGTTGTAATTGGTGGAACGTCTTCTGATATATATCTTGGTGCTAATGAGTTACCTTTATCTGTATATGCTACAACTTTACGCCCTTCTACTGACGGTGCTATAGGTCTTGGAGAATCTTCAAAGCGCTGGCAAGCTGTCTATGCTGTTAATGGCACTATACAAACATCAGGTTTAAAAGACAAAGAAAATATTAAGCCAGTAATAAGTAAAGATATAGCTAATATTAAAACAATAACTAATAGAAACAGTATAGCTACCGCTAATGAAGCTACAGCTATAGTTGATAACATAAAAACAGTGGCGGCTAACACTAATACAGCTACCGCTAATGATAAAGTCTCTAATGATGAAGTCTATGAAGAAGATTTTATAGATTTATTAGACCTTATAGCGGCTAAAGAATGTACTTATAATTACAAAGTTAATAAAGACAAAAAAGATAAAACTATATCACAATCAGCAATACAACTTGGCGTTATAGCTGATGAAATTAGCGACCATAAAGCATATAAATATATAGGTATTAAGGAAGAATTAGAAGACGGAACAATAAATCACGGTCTTCAGCCATTACCTATTGCGATGCTTGCTATTCAAGGCTATAAGAAACTAAGAGATGAATTAAAAGAATTAAAGGAGAAAAACAAATAATATGCAAATTAAATATTTTGAAATAAAAAAGTTTGCAAAAACATTAGAATTACTGTCAAAATATAAAATGAATGTTAAATATGCAATACAGTTAAAGCGGCTATCAAAAATTATAAATGACGAAATAACAATTCTTGATGAACAGGTAAAAAATATATTAGATGAATATTGTAAAAAAGATGATTCTGGTAATTACAATCAATTTGTTATTATTTCTGATATTCAAGCTAAAGTAATTAGGTCAAGAGTTGATATTGAAATTATAAAAAAGGATAGCGGGCTATATATTAAAGCAATAGACATTAATAAACTATCAGAAAAAGATAGGTCTTTTATTATGGCTACTATTGATAATAATACTATAATTTATGATATTGATAATGTAGCTGATTACAACAAAGAAATGGAAGAATTATTATCTGTAGATTTTAATTTTGATTTTGACAAAATACCGATAGAAGTAATTGAAAATTTTTATATAGAGCCTGAATTTGGCGATTATATAGAAATGATTTTTGAGTAAAAAAGGAGAATAAACTATGAAAACAAACAAAGAATTAGTAGCATTTGCAAAAAAGGCTTTAGCAGAAAAATGGAATTATACTTACGCACATTACGGACAGATTGTAACAGCGGCAAGTATTGAGTCGGCGGCAGGAAGATTTCCCAAACAATATACAGCGGCATATAAAGCAAAAACATATCGTGGTAGACTTGATGGAGATGGTGATGCTGTAGGTAAGCGTGGTGCTGATTGTATTGGTCTTATTAAAGGCTTTCTTTGGTGGCAAGGTGATGATAAAAACCCTAAATATGATAGAGATACAGATGTAAGTGCTGACGGTATGTATGGGCGTACAAAAGTTAATGGCAATATAGATACTATGCCAGATATAGAAGGCATTCTTGTTTTTTCAAAGGGTCATGTAGGCGTTTATATTGGTAACGGTGAAGTTATTGAAGCACGTGGCGTTGATTATGGCGTTGTAAAAACAAAGCTTAAAGAGCGTGGTTGGAAAAATTGGGGTGAATGTCCTTATATTGATTATACAAAAGAAACAGAAATTATTGATACTGACAGCTATGTTGTTAAAGCGGGAGATAGTCTTTGGGCTATAGCTGAAAAATATCTCGGTGATGGTTCTAAATATAAGGAGCTTGCAGAGTTTAATGGGATAAAAAATCCAGAAGAAATTAATGTCGGTCAAATTATAAAATTTAAAACGTCTTCTGGCTCGCAACAGCCTGTAACACCATCTAAATCGCCCGTAGAGCCTACTAAGGCGCTTAGGCGTGGAGACAAGGGTAATGATGTTAAGTGGGTACAGCAAAAGCTATCACAGCTCGGCTACGCCCTTGTAGACGATGGTTCATTTGGTCCTGCCACAGAATCAGCGGTAAAATCTTTCCAAAAGGATTATAAACTGGTAATTGATGGTATATTTGGTCCTGCATCTTTGGCTATGGCTAAAAACCCTGTTAAGCCGTGGAAAAATCCATATACAAGACCTTCTACCAGTTCTGTTTTTAAACGTGGCAGTCGTGGCAATGGTGTTAAATGGATTCAGACAGTATTGATTAGAGCGGGGTATAATCTTTCGCCATATGGTGTTGATGGTTCTTATGGGCCGCTTACAGAAAAAGTTGTAATGTCGTTCCAATATCGGAATGGTCTCAAAGTTGATGGTATTACAGGCCCTAAAACAATAACTACTCTTATTAAATTTGATAAATAATTAACAATGTATAAAAGGAGAATAAAAAAATGTTAGATATAAATGAAATTATTATGATAATAATAACATCTGTTATAGTTCCGCTACTGGCTTGGGGTGTAAAAACCCTGACCAGTTTAGCAGATGCTAAAATAGAACAAATAAAGAACAAAACAATACAAGATGCTTTTAAAGAAGCAAAATCAGAGCTTGAACAGGCGGTTATGACCGCTGTAGCCGAAACACAACAAACATTTGTTGCGGCACTAAAATCTGACAATACTTTTACAAAAGAAGATGCTAAAATTGCTTTTGATAAATCTTTTGAAAGGACAAAAGAAATTATGTCTGAAAGTGGCATGAATGTTATTGAAACAGCTACAGGTGCATTAAACGCACTTATAGTTGCACAGATAGAAAAAGCAGTAAAGGAAATAAAGTAAGGGTGATAATACATGGCAAATATAAAAAAATATATTATAAAGCCTTATATTTATGAAAACAAAAATATAATTTTAGATGAAGAGTTAAATATAATCAATAATGAAATATTTGCCTATGTTGGAGATTTTATAATGATAAAAATAGAGATGGTTGATATAGAAGGTGTTGACCATCTCTATGATATTAATGATATAGGCAAATTACATTTATATTATGAAGATGAAGAATCTCCAATATATATATTTGATTTAGATACAAATTTTGAAGCAATAATAGATTTAACTACGGCTAAAATTGGTAGTTATTATATTAAAGTTTTTATTCATAATGAAATTAACGAACAAGCTTTTAGTTCTACAGAAATAAAAATGAAAGTAGGTAGATAATTCATGGCTAAAAAAGAATACAAAGTTTGGCTTGATTTATATACAGGTAAACATATTATAGCTCCATATAATAATCAAACATATAAATATGTTGTTCCTTTTTTTAGTCGTGGTGATTTATATGGCAATATTTTTTATATTGAAGTACAAAAAAATGGCGCTAAATTAACACTTACAACAGAAACAATTGATGTTCATTATTATATTGAGAATCAATGTGAACCTGTATATACCCAAAGTTTTGGTAATGATGTAAATATAGTTGATGGAGAAATAGTTTTACAAATAAATCCTGCTGTGTTTGCTTTTATAGGTAAAGTAACAATAAAAATAACAATTACTGATGCAGACGAAAGAATAAGTAGCGGTGAAATTAAATTTGATGTAATGCGTGGCGGTGAAGCAGGGCCACCAGATAGCAGTTGGTATAAAATTACAGCCATATATTTAACTCAGGCTGAATATGATGCTCTTGATGCACAGGGTAAAATTGAATCAGACCAAGTATATATTATAACAGATGTAGAAGGAGACCTTTTAATAAACAACGCTAACACAATAAGTATAACAGATGGCGGCGGATATTATAGCGGCAACACTGTTGAAGATGCTTTACAAGAAATAGGTGAAGATAAAGGTTCTCAGCTTTATACTGAAGAAAATTATGTAACAGATGGTGAAGCTTTAACTGCAAGCATAGACAAGTTAGATATGGAATTAAAAGACACAAATGACAATGTTGGTGACAGGCTTTATACAGAAAATAATTATGTAACAGATGGTGAAACTGTTACCAGTTCAATTGATAAATTAGACACTAATCTTAATTTGGTTCTACCAATTTCAAGTGGCGCAGGGTTTCACAACTCTATATTCAGGGGTAAATATTTAGGTTCGGCTGTCACAACAGAGCAATACAATGCCATTTCAAGCGGCACATTTGACGACCTATATGTTGGCGACTATTGGACTATCGGTGGAATTAATTACAGAATAGCTTGTTTCAATTATTACCACAATACAGGCGATACAGCGCTTACCGCTAATCACGCTGTAATAGTGCCAGACACAGCACTGTATAATCATGTGATGAATGACACTAACATTACAACAGGTGCTTATGTTGGCAGCAAAATGTATGTATCTGGGTTAAATAGTGCAAAAACCACCATAAATAACGCCTTTAGCGGTCATGTGGTAAGTCATAGAAACTATTTACATAATGCGGTAACCAGTGGGTATACAAGTGGTGGATCGTGGTATGACTCAACGGTAGAACTGATGACTGAAGCTAATGTATATGGCACTAAGCATTATGGCAACGCAACGCAAGGGACTAGCTTGGCGAATAATGTATATGTGGATAAATCGCAATTCCCACTATTTGCATCAAACCCACAATCCGTGAATACGAGGCAATCCTATTGGTTGAGAGATGTTTCATCATCGGCGACCTTTGCCTATGTCACCAACGACGGTCTTGCCGGCAACTACGGCGCTTCTCTCTCTTATGGCGTGCGTCCCGCTTTCTGTATTTCTTAAATCAAGCCCCTTTATGGGGCGTAGATAATTAAAACATTTTACAAAAGGAGAAATTAAGTGTCAGTCGTAAAACGAAAAAGAAAAGAATCTCAATTTGAGGTGTTTCATCATTTTTATAAAGTCAGAAAAGAGATAACAGACTTGCTTTTGAGAGATTTTGGCTACAGTAGTAAGAAGTCAGAAGAATATTTAGCAAAAACATTTGGGAAACGACCATATCATGAATTAAACGATGCGGAAAAGAAGCATTACGATGATAGGAAGGAAAAGACAAACTCGTTTGAAGAATGGTTTATCATAGACCAGAGAGATTCAGTTATGGACTGTCTTAGAAGTGTTCAGGAACACATTTTTGTAGCCAACAGCATTTATCCTCACTATAAAGAAGAATTGATTGAAAGGCGAATACATCAGGATAGGGCGATAGGTCAATGCAACAGATTACTACAAGAGCTTCAATATGCAATTGAAACGCTACCAGTTGATATTGATAAGTACTTACGTTTTTCAGATGGAATAGAAAAAGAGATATCTTTGATAAAAGGATGGAGAAAGTCTGACAACAAGTTTGCTAAAAATTTTAACAACTAATCCATGGGGTATTTTCTAATATCATCGACGAACTTTGCCAATGTCAACAACAACGGTAATGCCAACAACAACAACGCTTCTTACTCTCTTGGCGCGCGTCCCGATTTCAATTTTGCAATTAAAAAGGCATTTGACCGATTTGCATTAAAGAAAGGAGAAAATATCCTTCCGTATGGTAAATACTAAACATGACGCTACTTCTTACGAGAATTGTAGCTGTGAGCATGAAACATTTAATTCTAATAATCTTTATAAAGCTTATAAAAAGACCAAGAAGAATAGTGATTGGAAAGCCTCTGTTCAAAAATATGAAATGAGGTTTTTGCCAGAAATATCAGAAACTTATAAATCTATAAAGAATCGAACGTTTGAATTGTCTGATGGTTCAGAATTTATATTAAAAGAAAGAGGGAAAACAAGATTAATAACAGGAGAGCACATAAGAGACAGGGTGGTTAAAAGTTGTCTATGCACAGAAGAGTTGATTCCTGTAATAAAAAAATACCTTATACATGATAACGGAGCAAGTTTAGAAGGTAAGGGTATTGGCTTTACAAGGGATAGGTTTGAAAGACATTTAAGACGATTTTACTCTAAGCACGGTAGCAACGATGGATATATATTGTTAATAGATTTCAGCAAATACTTTGACAATATAAGACACGATTATTTTCTAAAAATATTTGAAGAAATAGGAATTAAAAATGACGCTTTATGGGTTCTTGAAAAAGCTATTGAAAAGTCTCGGGTAGATGTTTCCTATATGAGTGACGAACAATATTCCGTATGCATGCAAGAATTATTTAACTCTTTAGAATATCAAAATATAGATAAAGCGTTATGTGTTGGCGGCAAAATAATGGACAAGCATCTTAATATAGGCGACCAAGTAGCTCAGGTTGCTGGCATAGCTTATCCTAAAGACTTAGACAACTATATAAAAATTGTTAAGGGCGTAAAGCTATACGGCAGGTACATGGACGACAGTTATGTAATTCACCAAGATAAAAATTATTTAGAATCACTGCTAAAAGAAATAGTCGAGGAATCTACAAAAATAGGAATCACAATAAACACTAAAAAGACAAGAATTTGCAAGTTATCAAGTTGTTGGAGATTTTTGCAAATACAATATTCGCTAACAGAAACAGGTCGAATTATAAAGAAAATAAATCCCAAAAGACTAACAGCAATGCGGAGAAAAATGAAAAAACTTGCTCCTGTTTTAGACAAAAAAGATTTTGAGTGTTTGTTTACATCGTGGTTCAACAATCACTACAAACTAATGAGCAGACAGCAACGAACAAATATGAATAATTTATATAACGAATTAAAGGGGGTCAATCAATGTACCACATAAAATTGGCAGACGGAACAATTATAGAAAACCTTGAATTAAACGGAAACAATTATATTGCCAGACAAGTTATTGAAGATTCAATTTTTGAAAATAACTTGTCCTTGGTAGAAATATCAGACGGAGAAAAAATAGAAACATATCAAGACATGAAACTGCTGTCCAATATTATTCGTGACGGAAAATCATGGATAGTATTGAGGCAAAAAACGCAAGAAGAAATTGAGAATGAACAGTTAAACCAATTGTTGGCAGATTTAACAGAAATAGTTTTGTTGTCAGGAGGGGGTGCTAAGTGAGCGATGCTGAAATAAGGTTGTATAAATTTTTAGTCAAAATGAAGCGTATTACAAAAGAAGAATACAAGTCTATCACGGGAATTAATTACTCAGATTGAACCAAATTAAGATTTCGCCTATAGGTTAGCCAGTGGATTGTTAATAACAGCAGACCTTAATTGGTTGTCATTAACGTGAGTATATATCATGGTTGATTCTATCGTAGAGTGTCCTAAAAATTGTTGTAGCACACGCACGTCTGTTTTGCCATACTGATACATTAGTGTGGCAGACGTATGTCGTAGGCTGTGAACATGGTATTTAGTTGTGTCAAGACCAGCTTTTCTGAAATAATTCTTTATAACTGACTGAACAGCTGTTTTGGATATTTTGTTATCTCTTTTCGTGCTAAAAACATAGTCACAGGAATATTCTTGTCGGTAATTAAGCCACTCTGAAAGAGCTTTTTGACAAGCATTGTTCATATAAATAAATCTTTGTTTATTGCCTTTTCCAATAACTTCTATTTTATCACCGCTAATTCTTGTCAGTTGCAGTTCAACAAGTTCAGATAGACGCAAACCACAGTTAAGAAACATTTGTATCATACAGGTATCTCTTAGTCTGTAAAACTCAACTTTGTTTTGCTTGGCTACATCAACAAGCCTAACAGCTTCGACTAGGGATAAATATTTAGGCAATCTCTTTTCAATTTTGGGCGTACCAATGTTTACGGCGGGGCTGACCGTAACATGACCAAACATTTGTAGATAGCGGTAGAACGATTTAATAGAGCTTAGTTTTCTAGCTCTACAGGCACTAGACTTCTTTTCGTCTGACATCTTTTTTAGATAAGAAATAATGTCGCCGCTATCTACATCTTTTAGGTCTTTTCCAATAAATTTTTCAAAACGCAATAGGTCATAACGATATTCAGTTATCGTTCTATGTGACCTGTTTTTTACAGAATAAAGGTAAGTACAAAAATTTTCAATCATAACAAATCTCCTTTTTTAATTAGTATAGCACAAAATAAGGGATTTGTCAAGTATAATTTAAGGAGAGTGATTAAATGGCTGTTTTAATGTATAATGGTCAGCCGATAGCATCTACTAAATATGGCGAGATGTTGCAAACAATGAGAGACGTAAACGGCGTTCTAAAAGGTGATGGCACAGGTAGCTATGCAGAAGCGTCAGCAATAGATTTAGAATATAATAATACTACAAGTGGACTTACGGCTACTAATACACAAGATGCAATAGATGAACTAGATACACAATTGGCGGATATTGCGTCAAACGTGAACGATGTTTATTTCAATGGTACTGAGTATATCGGATTAGGTGGATTCTGGAATGCACAACGCACAGGGAAAATCTACACTGTAAGGTTCAATCTGTTCTCTGTGTCACAGTCACCACTCGGAACAAAACTTGATGATAGCATGGGTCTTGTCTGTGAACCGTCAACAAACACCATCAAAGGCAGAAACGACTACGAAAACATCGGTCTGTTTCGGTCGATTGAAGTCAACGCTCATGTAGATGCAAACGACGATTACCACGTTACAGCAATAAAAGGCGATTCTAATTTCAGGCGTGACGGCACGAACGGCGATGTCTACATCATGGCGATGGCGGGGTATTTTAAAGTAACATTTACGGACACTTATTGGGAAGTTTCGTATACTGATTTTCCATACGAGGGTTACAAAATTCTACAACCGGCAGAAAAGCCCGACGGAACAATCAGACCTTATTTGCTGTTCGCTAAGTATGTCGCAGGAAGAAACGTACACGAAAGTAACAATCTTGCGTCCATCAGCGGTGTTTATCCTGAATATGTGAATATGAGCCACAATGGACAAATTACAGCGTTTGCCGCCAAAGGCGCTCAGTATAGCGGCAAAACTTCTCACGATGATTTTTACGTGCAGTTGATGATGTGGCTTAAATACGCAACAACAATATCAGACGATGTGATGAAAGGTTGTCAGGCTTACTATGCCCAGTATTCCAATAGGGTTGCGGAAACCGGGGTTAATCGTGTTGTTGTGTCAAATGCAGAAGGCGCTTACTTGCTTGTTGGTTCGACTGTTTCGGTTGGCAACGCTACAACGACAGATAGAGCAAACGCAAGCGTTCACGACTTGGCAAATAGAGTTAAAATAACATCTATTGAAGATTTAGGCGATGGCAACAGCGCTGTCTATGTGGATTCTGCTGTTTTCGACACCACCTTGTCAACTAAAATATCAACAATGCCTTGGAACAGCGGCGGCTGTGATGACGTGCTCGGTCAAGATGGTTCGCCTTATAACAATTTATCAGGCAAAGAACCCTTTATCATCAACGGCATAGAAGTGATGGTTGGTGGTTATGAAGTCATTCAAAACTTGATAATCAACAACGACAATACCGGAACGTACAAAATTGAAGTTTACGCTTGTTACGATTGTCATAATTACGCAACTTCAATAACTTCTAATTATGATTTAGTTGGTTATCAATTGACACAAACAAATAACGCTTGGCAGTATATTAGCAAAATAGCAATCGACGAAAATAATCCATCTGTAATTGTGCCTGTTGAGTCATTAGCGGGTTCTTCTACTGGATTTGGCGATGGTATCTATACAAATTCTCCGGTTACTGGTACAAGGGTGTGGCGGTCTTTCGGTCTTCTGAGCGTTGGCGCTCGGTGTGGATTGCGTTGCTTGGTTGGCAGCGACTCGTTGGCGGGCTCGGGCTGGTATGTCTTGCCCCGGCTTTCAGCAACTGGGCGAAGCCGCAGGCGTAGTTTGGGGTGAAAATGCGAAGCATTGAGGGGTGACAACCCCTTATAGAGGATTCTTGGCACAGCAAGGTATGGCAGTCTTTCGGTAATCTGAACAATGACGCTCAGTGTGGATTACGTTACTTGAATGGCAACAACTCGTTGACGAACTCGAACTGGAATATCTTGCCCCGGCAATCTAATAAAAAAACAATGTGCCAAGTCTCCCCGCTTTAAGCGGGCACGGCTCACTTAACTAAGTAAAATTAATCGTTACAGCAGTGGTTAGTAGTTTAGCGAAATCCATTGAGACATTATTAGAAAGGTCATAATGAAAAGATACTGTAAAAACATAGATATATGCAACATGGATTTTATTGTTAGTTGCATATATAAATATTTAAAAAGAAAATGGAACAGAAAAGATGTGCGAAGATTGTTTTGCAAATTTTCAAATTATAGTTATTTAGAGATAACAGGTTTTGTGAACAACGACCGCACGAGAATACATTGCATTGTGTTAAATATTGCTAATTATTTATCAGGCAAAATCAGAAACAAGACGCTGAAATTAAGACCTATACAATATTTCACCAAGTACGATTATATGTGCAAAAAAGAAAGAACTATAGGGGTTCAGTCGCCACTTCACCAAATATGTGATTATATCGCAATAGAGGGTGCTAAAGAGATGTTAATGGCAAAAATCGGAGTATTTCAATGCGCATCTTTACCCAATAAAGGACAATGTTATGGCAAAAGATTTATACGCAGGTGGATTGATAGAAATGAAGTAAAATATTTTATAAAAGGAGATGTCGTAAAGTGTTTCCCATCAATACCACAAGACAAATTAATATATTTTTTGGAAAGAGATATTAAAAACAACACGCTTATATGGTTGTTCAAATTATTATTATCAATGTTTAACGGCGGTCTTTCAATTGGTTCATATTTATCTCAATACTTGTGTAATTATTATTTGTCTTATGCCTATCATTTTGCAAGCGAAAAATTATTCACTGTCAGAAGAACTAAAAGAGGGGTTGTTCGCAAGAGGTTGATAACACACGTTTTATTCTATATGGACGACTTTATCTTGACTGGTAAAAACAAGAAATTTGTAAAAAGAGCCTTTCTAATGTTAAAGAAATTCCTTAAGGAAGAATTGCTGTTAGATATTAAGGATTTCTGGAAAACGAACAAGCTTTCAAACAATGAGCCGATAGACATGATGGGATTTGTTTTTAGAAAGAACTCTACAACGATTAGAACTAAAATATTTTTAAAAACAAGACGTGTTTTTGTTAAATTCTGGAAAAGAAAAATTAATATAAATATCGCACGGAAAATTATATCTGCTTATAGTTGGTATAAACACACAAACTCGTGGTTTATTAGAAGAAAACTTAAAATAGTTGAAGCTGTTAATATTTGTAAAAATTATATCAGTCAATACCAAAAGGAGGAAAACAATGGCAGAATACACTACCAAACAACCTAAAATATCTTATTTCCCAATCGGAAAGTATGCTGATGTGTATTTACGGAAAAACGAACGTGAATACAAGAATGAAGAAGGTCAGACATTTTATGAATACGATGAACTGGCTTTTAAGACAACCGCTACGTTGTCAGAATTAGAAGAAAATTTTGATAAATACTGGCAAAAAGAACCGACGGCAGAAGAACGCCTTGAAGCCTTGGAAATGCTGATGGTGGATGTTTTAGGGGGTGGATTTTAATGATAAGGTTTTTGAAATTACAGTTCCAAATGGGAAAAATAGACGAAGCTTATCTAAATAACCTCGTGGAAATCGGAAGAATAACCGAAAGCGAAAAAGTTGAAATTATTACACAATAGCCACATATTGCGAAATAGCACTTGACAAAACAAAATCTTTGTGATATAATAGCATCTGAAAGGATGGTGCTATTATGTCCAAAGAAAAACTAATAAACGAATTGGTAGAATCAGTTAGAATGTTAGACACGGCGGCAGACCACAACTTGCTAAGAATGGTGGCTCAAAGATTATTGCAAAAATATAGTGTTAAAGAAGTGTTTTCAGAAATAGTGGAAGCTAATAAAGAAGACATCATTCAGGGGTATTGTCAACATATGTTAGATGCGGGCTATTCAACACTAACAGTAAAAGATAGAAAAATATTAATCAATAAATTTCTTAGTTCTTTTAGCAATATTTCTGAAATATCAACCAATGACGCAATGGAATACATTAGACAGCTATCTATTAAAAATTCCTCTAAGAACAACACCGTCACTGTGCTTAGAACATTCTACGGCTGGGCGCTGACCAAAGGCTACGTTAAAGAAAACATATGGGTTGGATTTTCAAGAATTAAAGAGCCTGTCAGACTTCCAAAAGCATTAAATATAATAGATTTAGAAAAAATTAGAAATGCTTGTGAAAACATAAGAGACAGGGCGCTAATAGAAGTAATGTATTCAACTGGTGCTAGACTGTCTGAAATAGCGGGCGCTAAATTGTCTAGTCTGAACCTAGACCAAGGAACGCTAACCGTTATAGGAAAAGGCGACAAAGAAAGAATAACCTTTTTGTCACAAAAATGTTTGTATTATTTGCAAACATACCTCAGTCAGCGTGATGTAGACTCAGAGCATCTTTTTGTTTCTCTTAAAAAACCACATGGCAATTTGTCTAACAGGGCTATACAAAAAATCTTGGAAAACATAAGTATTAAAACAAATATTTCTAAAAAACTAACACCGCACGTATTAAGACACACATTTGCAACGCTATCACACGAAGCTGGCATGGAGCTTTCAGATATACAAGATGCCCTAGGACATAGGTCAGCAGATACAACTAGAGTATATATATCAAGTTCAACTCACAGAGCAAAAGAGGCTCATTTTAAATATCACATATCGTGAGAAGGGTGATTTTATAAGACCAATTAGTAGATATTCCATTAGAACTGCCACTTGTGTTTCCAGAAGGAACTACATTTGATGCCTATGCAGAAGCTGTAGGTGGAGACGTAGCCGTGGCTATAACCATTCGTGGCTATCTTGAAGAAATAATACCTACAATATAAACAACAAAAGGGAGAACAGTAATTAAACTGTTCTCCCAATTTTTTTATGCCATTTTTACTTATTAAAAAATAATAGTTCTTTCGCATATGGTAAATCTTTTATTTCCGCTATAAAATCAGGCCATTCTGATAATTTATGATTATCTCTTGCATTAATAATATTATATAAAACTTCAAAATTACCAGACCACATTCTTGTTTGATTCCATGATGAAGGTAACATTTGTATTAATGCTCTCCAATATCTTTTATCTTTTGTTTCAAGATAATTTAATCTTAAACGTTCACAATCTTGCACATAGTCTTCAAAAGATTCTTCCATTAAATAATACAAGTCTTCAATACTGTCAAAACTAAAACAATCTCTTGTTATTGGTGTTTGAGCTAGTCTGTGCATGGTGCTTTCGCTATTGGCGGCTGTAGCCACTTTATAAGTGTCCATTTCAGACCACCAATATCTCGGGGCTGTTATAGCCATACTTACAGAAATCTGCCTAAGAAACTTTCTATGGTCTGACCCTGCTTTAATTAGTGTTTGTGCAAGCTTTAGGTCATTATCACCAATAAAAAATATACCATCATCACAATAACTATCGCCCTTATCATTAGATTGTTTTGGTAGCCGCATGCCATATAAAGCATTATCAATACCAAATACTTGAGCACGTTCTATTTTTATCATTAATATTTCCTCTTCTTTATTACATCGTTTCTATAAAGGGCGTATTTACAAGAATCTTTGTCTTTTATCTTTTCTATTTCTTTTCCATGATAATCACACATTATTTTATATTTATTTTCTCTTTCAGAATAATATGTATAAAGAAACATACATTTATCACACTTGTTCATCTATCGGCTCTCCTTCGCTTTCTATCTCTTCTCCTTGTGCATCACAATGAAATCCCATTTCTGATACTCCTACGGCTAAAGCAGTAGGGTTCTTAGATATTATAACTTCTTCTATACTCTCATAATTTCAAGAATTATTACAACATATAAAAACTAATTATCTTCTCTAAGGCTTTCACTATCTAAGCATATTCTAATGAATTACTTTAACGATAGCATTAGGCTCGTATCAAAACCTATATGGATTTTATATCCCCATACTAGATATTGTTTTACTTTTACTGTTTTTTATTCTTTTAATCTCGATATCGTGTAGCATTTTAAAATTTTCAAATTCTTTGATACACAGCTTTTTATCTGTTTCTTTTAGGTTATCTTTAGTGCACATTATTATAAAACTACTATATAAATCTCTTTGAATTTTGAAACTACCAAAATCATTCCACCTATCAGACAAGTCTTTTTTAATATATTCATCTTTCACATGGTTATATTGACTTGCTTTAATCTTTATGGTGTTTATTTTTAACAATCGTTTATTGTGCCATTTCAACTTATTGTCCAATATAGTTAAAAACATACTTGGTGCTTTGTTAGCTAATGATTTGCCAAACCTTTTCTTATTAATATTTGTTTTTCTACCCCTAGATTGAAGCTCTTTATAATCCATAGTTTCAACGTATACTTCATTACCCAATGAAACAATATGGTTGGCTAACTTGTTGTGTGATTGTTTTCTTATATCGGCTTGCTTGCGTTGGATTTCTCTTAATTTATTTTGTGTTTTAATATATTTTTTAGATTTTGTCCATTTTAACCTTGCTGATTTACCGCCAACCCTAACAGTACCATTTTCGTTGTAATTATTAGGATTATTGGCTCTACGCTGTCTATCTAACTTTCTTTGAAGTATGCGTTTTTCTTTTTCTATGTTGTTTATCTCTGGTGCTAGTTCTAACAGCTTGACTTCGTATTTACTAGCATATGCCACGGTTTTTGTTCCAATATCAATACCAACTTTTCCATTGCCTATGCCGTTTTTAATTTCGCCAGTGTGTCTGTTAATTTTCATTGGTGGCACTCCATCTAATATTAGCTGAACATAATATTTATGTTTTCCACGAATTAGTTTTCTAACGATTCTGCAATATTTAATGTTATTTCCTAGTGCCATTTGTGTGTATTTATCGTTATTTTTAATTATTACGTCTATTTTTAATCCGTTCCATATTAGTTTATTGTCTTTAAACCTTATACCAGACTTATTGGATTTTCCTTCAACACTGTTCATTTCTCCATGCCGCTTAAAACATACTTTTTTAGATTGATAAAACATTAGTTTCTGAAAAGCGTTAAAACATCTTGTTGCGATTTTTTGTGCCGTGTGACTGTCTATGTTGTTTTTAAAATGATGTTGTACAGGCTTAACAAATTCGTGAAGTGAATACTCTGTCAATCCATATTTTTTATTTAATTCATTAAACCTTTTATTTCTTTCTTTTCCTGCTGTCATTTTAAGTGTTTTTTGATATTCCTTAGATTGTCTCATGGTGTTATATCTTTTAAATAATTCGCCCAAACAACTATTATAAATCGTTCTGCTTATATCTAGTCGTTTATCCAGTATGTCTTGTTGATATTTCTCAGCATTTAACTTTAAAGTTAGAATAAAATTTGACAAAGTGTTTACCTCTTTTTTACTGTTTGTATAAAATAATTTCGTGTTCATACTTACATTATATCACATAATGTGCATGTTGTCAAGTGCTATCCATCCCACACCTAAAGAAGTGGCTTTCCGCAATATTCTGTAATCATATCAATTAAAGGTGAAAATAATTTTTCAAAAATAATTCCTGCCACAAACAAAATTAAATATATCATGAATCACTCCTTAGTAATTTGCTCGCAATGTCGGCTATACGGCTTCTGTACACGTTCTTAAACTGAACACATGAAAACATATCTTCTCCTGCAAACAGCTCTATGGCGGCATGTAGACCATTCTTAGACCCTGTATAACACTTATCGTCTACCTGTGTACAATAATCACCTTCTATAACTACTTTTACTTTATCAGACACACGTGATAGACATAGACCCATAACTTCTGCTGTAGTGTTCTGTGCTTCTGTTATATACAGTGCCTGTCCATCGCCTATTTCCATGCCCCTGCCATCAGCCATAGATACAAGCCTTATTTTCCCCTGTGCAAGATATAGCTCAAGAAAACTCTTGTCACCAAATTTAGATATAAGCATATTACCTATAGACTGCTGTAGTGCTTTTTCTTCAAATGAACCCTGATAAAAACCCATATCTTTTGTTCCCGCTGTCTTTACAGGATTAAACATAATAACTATCTTATCAAGCTTTCCTGTTTCTATTTGTCTCATAAGATAAGCCAGAGAGAATAGTGACTTACCAGACCCCGCACTACCTGTTATGGCTGTAAATTGGTCATTGAAAAGGCTATCTATTGCCATTCTTTGATATACATCTTTAGGCTTTATTTCATCAAAGAAAGCTGTTTTAAGAGAATGTTTTGAAATATTGTCATAATGGTCTCCCTTAAATTTTTTAACATCAAGAACCTTGCCTTCTTCATCTGCTAAAACTAAATATTCGTTATATTTAAGACCTAAATCTACAAATTCCTGATAAAACCTTGCCAAGTCATCATTGTTAAGAACAAATTCTTTATATCCTACGTGCATATGCTGTCTCCGCTTCTATTATTATTGTTTACCTGTACTTCCATGACCACCACGGTCAATTTCGTCAAGATATTCAACTTCTTCAAATTCAATATCTTCCATGACTTTATTAAGTCTAAATTGACAAATTCTATCATTTTTATTGATAGCCCCATCTCTTAGAGCATAGCCGACAAAAAAATAACAATCACCATTACCAGAATAGCTATTATCAACTACACCAAAAGAATTAGTCTGAATAACGCCATAATTTTTAAATGTGCTACTTCTAGGCACTATATTAACTTCATATCCTTCTGGTAGCTTCATTCCTATACCTAAAGAAAGTTTAATAAAATCTCCTGCCTTATAAGAAATTGATTCAGCACTTCTTAGGTCAATCCAATTGCCAATTTTAATTTTTTCAATTTTGTCTATTTCTTTATCAAAATATTTAATCTTAACTTTATTCATTTATTTTTTTCTCCTATTGTTTTTTAGATTAGAGCCGACAAGTTTTGACTATTATCTTATCGGCTCTTTTGTTTAATCTACTATCTTAGCGGTAATGTCAATAAACCCATCACACACATTGTTCTCTATGCCGAAACAAACGCTTTTAACTTTATAAGAAGTATCGCCATAAAGTATAATATCTCCTTTATCTGGCTTTACATCTGATTTAAAATCAAACTGCATATATTCTTCTTCTGGAATAAATACTCTGTACAACATATTATTTATATCTCCTTTTATCCACATTTACTATAGCCACATTTCAAACATGAAAAGCAACCAGAATTAGCGTTAAGTTTTTCTTCATGTCCTTGTTTGTAACAAATAGGACACATATTAGCATCTAATATTTCGTCTTCTGTCAACAGTGGCAAATCATCTTTATTTTTTACATTTTTTATCTCTTCTTTGACACCGCCTTCATCAAGCATAAGTATAGTATTCACTTCTTGCTTCATTTCTATTAAAGCATTTGCGATAGCATTAGGACAGTTTTTACCCCTACTTGTATCTCCTTTTGCTATAGTTCTTCCTACATAGCTAGGGCAAGGTAATGTAGAATTTAATTGGTCAATTATTTTATCGAAAGCTACACCAGACCTAGCGGCAATACTTATCATTCTCGACAATCCATTGCTATAACTAAAACAGCCACCTGTAGAACCTTTATCTAAAAATATTTCCATAAGTCTTCCTTCATAATCAAAATATGCTAAAATATGTAGCGAACCACAACCAGACATTATTTTTCTTTTAAGACCAATTAAATCATCACTTGTGTCAAGAGTATCTCCCCATGCCAATGCTTCTTCAAAAACATCTTCTTCTGTTATTGTGCTTTCCTTTTTTTTAGTTGTTAATATAGCGCCACGTTTACACCCTGTTCTAAATACTGTTATTCCTTTAAGACCTTGTTTCCATGCCGACATATATAAATTCATAACGTCTTCAACGCTTGTTTCTTCAGCAAGGTTTACAGTTGAAGATATGGCATTATCAATATGTTTTTGCCATGCAGATTGAATGTTTATTCGTTCTTCTATATTAAGAGTAAGTGCTGTAGACCTTTCAATCCATTCTGGCAAAACTGTTGTGTTATTAGCCATTTTCCATCCTTCTATAACAGGTATATCTATTTCATAGCTTGTTTCTTTGCCATTATTTAGTGATTCTGTTTTACGCCACATTTTTAATGAAAATATTGGCTCTATTCCACCACTAACATTAAACATTGTGGATAATGTTCCTGTAGGAGCACTTGTTAATAGTGAAGTGTTTATAGGTAAATACTTTTCTCCTTCATTAAAATGAGCCTTATAAAACTTACTTGAAAATATTTTTTCAGCATTATCTTTAATAATATCAGGCATAGGGAACTCATTAACAAGTTTACTACTTGATATAACAGCTTCTTTCGCTACTTCATAACCAATCATATCAACAAGGTCTATAGACTCTTTTGAGCCGTATCTTAGCCCCATTTTTATGAACATGTCACCAGAGCCAAAATAGCCAAGACCTATTGCTCTATATTTTCTTACCGCTTCTTCTTGTTCTTTTAGTGGCATAAATTCAATGTTTTCTTGTAAACATTCATTAAGCCCTTTTACATAATAAAAAACATCTTTTTTAAGTGTTGCAAAATCAAAATAAGCATCTTTTGTAAATGGGTTTTTTACATATTCAGATAAATTTATACTTCCAAGCAAACAGGCTGAGTTTTTTGTAAGCGGAATTTCACCACCCTACCACACTTGGTTTCCCAAGCCGATTTCTCGTTGTGGTCTAGACTATATCATCTCCCAATCATTGATGGTCGGTAGGTGAGCGCTGTATCTGGTTATTAAGTTTATCGCTAAACTCCAGTAGTCGTTGAACCTTCTATCTCTGATAGCTTGGCTGCTGATTGCCCAATCCTTAGAATTTTTACACTTTGGTATCTAAGGCTCTAAGGGGTTTCCAGCAATTCACTCACTTTTACATCCGCATTTTAGTTTACGGATTAGTGCCACCAATTTTATATTCTGGCACATTACTCATTAAATTATATTTATCTATTGCTCCTTTATAAAGAATGCCTGGTTCTGCATTATCCCAAGCTTGATAAGCAATTTCATAAAACAATTCTTTTGCTCTAATAGTTTTTTCTATTTTTTCTCCTGTTTGCTCTACCAAGAATTTTAAAATAAAATTTTCGTCATTTTCTACTGCTTTCATAAATTCATCAGTTACAAAAACTGAAATATTTGCTTTTAAAACTTTATCCAAATTTGCCTTGCAAGATATAAATTCTTCTATATCAGGGTGGTCTACAGGCAATGTAATCATAAGTGCACCCCGACGATTTGATTGACCAATAGTTTCAGTAATTTTACTATACATATCCATAAATGGTATTACACCAGTAGAATATTTGGCATTATTATTAACTTCACTACCATTTGGTCTTAATTTTCCTAAATTTATTCCACAGCCACCACCCATAGAATATGTTCTTGCCATTTTCCCTGCTATATCAAAAATATCTTCAAGAGTATCTTCAACTTCTCCTAAAAAGAAACAGTTGCTATAAGTTACCTTTTTACCTTGATTTTGCATACCACGATTAGACAATATTCTGCCACCAAAAAGAAATTTTTTGTCTTTTATTAGCTGTCTAATTTCTTTATTTCCATTACTTATCCTGTCAAGCCACTCTTCAAAACTTTCATTGTTTTGTTGATATTTTTGTTTCCAAATATCAATTCCTATTTTGTTATTTTCCCCTAGCCATTGTTCAATTGTCAATTTCTTCCGCTCCTTCTCCTACCACAATCCAATCATTTGCTAATAAGTCTGTTTGACTGCATAGCCACGGAACAATAGTGTTCTGAACAGTTTTCATAATAACATATTCTTGAAATTTTACTTTTGTTCCTACTGCTATATTTTTTGCCAAAGGTCTGCCTTCACTAACAGTTATTACAGAACTGGGATTTAGAGCAATCCATTGGTCTTTGCTATTCCAACCCTTTCTTGCTATTTTATAGCCACATCTCATAGCTGTTACTGCTTCTCCAATATCCATTATAATTTCTCCTTACTGCATATATATACTTAGCTCTTTACCGCATACAGCACATACATATAGTGCTATATCATCATTATAAATAAATTCTGTACTACCACATTCAGGGCAAATATCCTTCATATCACAACAAACTCCCTTCTTAATTAATTCTGCCACATGTTCTATCCATTGGCTTTCTATTCGTATCAGTCGCTTTTCAGAGCGTTCTAATTGTTCCCTTAAATTTTCATTTCTCTTATATTCTTCATTATGACACCTAATAAGTTGTTTAATTTTTATTTTAGCTTTAACAATATCTTTACCATTATCTTCGCTATATTCATCTGTAGCGAAACACTTTGCTGTAGCTCGGTATCTAACATTATTTTTAGATGTGTATTCACCTATAATTTTTCTGTTTTTTTCATCAATAGTATAATTTATTTTCACATTATTTTTCCCCTTAATACAAACTTTTATCAATAAGATATACTAATCTTATGCTTCGTATCTCTAACCAAGAACGTATATCTTTTTTTATGTTTTCAAATATTTTTTTAGATTCATTTGGATAACAGCAATAAGTTCCTGAAATAAATAAAATATTATTTTTAATTTCTGTTTTTGTTACTGTTTCTGGAATATTGTTTTTTGCCCTTAGAAACACATCTGGTGTTATCGCAACCTTAAATTTATAAATATATCTTAACATTTTTCTATTTTAGACCTTTTAAGAAAAAATATAAGTCTTTTCCATCTTCAGCCCAAAAATCATAATCTCTCCCTTCTGTCATTCCGCTATTCCAGTCTGTTTCTCTACCAAAGACAATTTTTATTCTAGCATTAGTATTTATTTATTGTCTTTGTGGTCATCTATATTGACACTCCCACAGCTAAAGTCGTGAGATTCTTGCTTCAACCACTGTTGCGTTTAGGCAAGCCAACTCGTCTTACATAGTGTCCACAAGCGTATATTTCCGTATGCCCTACGGTATCTGCTATTTCTCAGGCAGTAGCAAGCCCCTTGTTCAAAATGTTTATGCTTGCGTTCGTATCTCTATCGTGTGTTGTGTGACAGTTAGGACACTCCCATACACGCACAGCCAAGTTCTTCACAAGCGGGTTTTTATAACCACAGCAATTGCAAGTTTGGCTACTTGGGTACATTGTCGGCACTTTCTTAATCTTACAACCGTACCACAAAGCCTTATATTCCAACATTTCAAAAAACTTAGCCCATGATACAGAACCAATATGCTGTGCCAATTTGCGGTTACGCATCATGTTTTTCACCTTTAAATCTTCTATACAGATTGTTTGGTTTTCACGAACCAATATAGTTGATTGCTTTTGTAAAAAATCATTTCTTTGATTAGCAACTTTTTCGTAAACCAGAGCGACTTTTATACGCTGTTTGTTACGATTGTTTGAACACTTTTGTTTTCGTGATAACCTACGCTGTTCACGAACCAGCTTATACATTGATTTTTCAAGATATTTTGGATTAGATACTGTATTACCATTGCTGTCTGAGTAAAAATCCTTAATGCCTACATCAATACCAATTACCCCACCACTATTTTCAAAAATCTTTGGCTCAAATTCTACATTTAGAACAACATAATATTTTCCTGTTGGCGTTCTCTCTACTGTTACGTTGTGTATAACACCTACTTTCATAGACTGTTTGATTTTTAGATATCCAACCTTAGGTAGTTTAATATATCTTCCTGCAATGCGTATGTTGCTACCTCGATTTATGGTTCTGTATGATTGACGATTGTTGTGCTTACTCTTAAACTTTGGGTATCTAGCAAGTTTCTTGAAAAAAATACTAAAACTTCTGTCTAAGTCTCGAAGCGACTGTTGCAATGCAATAGAATCAACTTCTTTGAGAAAAGAGAACTCTTCTTCCTGCTTCAGTGAAGTGAGCATAGAAGATGTCTGCTTGTAGCCAACGCTTTGACCATTAGCAAAAGCTTCTTTTCTCATAGCAAGTCCTTTATTATATACAAGTCTGCAACTGCCAAATGTACGATTTATTAAGTCTTGCTGTTCTTTATTCGGATATGCTCTAAACTTAATTCCTTTTCGCACTATGCTCTCCTTTCTTTTTATACTTAATCATAACTCTGCCCACGTTGGCTTTGTTTCTAATAATTTCTTTTACTTTTTTCAAATTCTTTTTTGCAAGTAGCGTCTTCATGTTCCATTATTAGTCCATAAACATAAAATCCTTTCTTTGTTTGTTCAACTTTAGTTATGCTATAGTGCTGTTTTTCAAGCGAGAGCACGGACATTTTATCAGTTGGATTTATCAAGACACAATAATCAAGTGTTTTTCTCATAGGCGGCTATTTTATACAACTCCTTATCTAATTCTATCATGTCGTGACACCATGTATAGTAGTCGCTACAATCTTTGTTCCAGTTGGTTCTTCTGCCAAATGGTATTCTAAAGCCCGCTGAAACAGTATTTATGTTATCATGATGGTCGTCAACAAACACTGAGTCTTTTTCCATTTTCAACACACTCTTTGGCACACCATGACTTAGGAATATATGATTATCTATTGGTATTTCATACTCTCTAAGCCACTTGGTTTTAAGCCTTGTATTTTCTAGCGAGGCTGTCGTGCAAAGTATCTTTTCAAAATAGGGGTTTCTCAAAGCGTAATGCACATTGTCTTTAGGTTTAAGATAGCCGAAAAATTTAGGATTATCAAACATAAACATTCTTTCAGCCCTTGTCATTAGCGGGCAAGCGTCTGTAAAGTCATATTCCATCATGTTCTCTATTATAGCTTCTTGAAACCCTTCTCTATGGTAGTAATTATTGTTGTAATAGTCGCATATGGCTTGAGAAGTGTCGGCTATAACTTCATCAAAATCAATAAATATCTTTAATTTCTTCATTTAAAACCTCTTCAATTACATAACACTCTTTAAGGGTTATCTCTGAAGCATGAATATTAATAATATCGTCTGTATTATATGCAACCTTTATAACTGTTTGATTTGCATTGCTATCAAAAATAACATCTTTATATGATTTTATACTTTCTTTTGTCGTAAAAAACAATCCTCTGCTATTATCAGTTTTAACTATTTTATTTGATTCATACACAAAGTCTTTATAATAGCGGGAAATATATTTGCCATTATCAGCAGTTTTCTTTACATATTTGTATAGGTATTTTGGCATTACTTCTTTAATATCTACAACTTCAAACATTTCTAATTCTTCAATATTATTTGTTGTTATTGTTTCAAATTTATAGCCGTTATAAAAATAATATCTTTCTTTAAATAAAAACACTTTAATCTTTTCTTTGCTAATTTTATATAACAATTCTGTTAGAGTTAAACCAAAGGGAACACATCTTTCAGCTTCACTATTGTTTTCAAAATCTTCAAGAACATCGTATGCTTTTTCAATAGAGAAATCACCAATTTCTTTTTCATTAAAGATAACATCTATTGTTGAACCATACATTCCTGTGAAGTGTTGCTTAAACTCATTCCAATTATTAAACTTTAGCTCGCTAACTTGTAGTGCAAGTTTTAGCATTTCTTTCTTAGATATATTATATCCCTTTTTCTTATACTTGTCAACTCTTAGCAGGGAAATAACTGGAAAAGTTGTCTTGCCTTTAATAACAAGGCTTCTTGAAATATTATCTGTAACAAATCCTTCATCTAACACAAATTCTTCTGTTGAAAAATCATAAGCTCCCATGCATACAGAAAAATCAAAGCTGTTAAATATATCTTGCACTGTAGGAAACAAATCAAAATATATTACCTGATACATTTTTTTATTTACTGTAAAGGTAAATGACTTATCAGTGCTACTAACAATATATTCTCCATCAGTAACAGTTTCATAGAATTTTAATAAATCTTCTTTTGTTCTAAAATATAGGTCAAAATCATTTATTTCTTTTCCGGTAAAAATAGATGTAATAGCTCCACCTGCCAAAATTACATTACACTCTTTACAAAGATTATATGTGCCAGTATCAAAAATATTTTTTAGTTCTTTCTTTTGAAATTCGTACATTAATTATTCTCCTTTTCAAACTGTTCTATAATCCAAAGAATTTCTTCTGCCACATATTCTTCGCCTTTAACAAAACCAAGTTCATAATCGTCTAAATATTTTGTATTAGGGTCTAATTTGCTTTCACAATATTTCTTAATCATATTAATCATTTCTGTTTTATCATTCGTCTTCATCTTCATCGGCTTCATATCTGCTAAATTCCATTACAAACCACTCATTGATACACTCTTCGCTTTCACACAAGTATTCAAACCCTGATTTCCACCCGCTTTCTATTTCTTCTCCGCACATACAACAATTTTTAGCCATAATTATTCTCTCCTTTAACTGATATACCTTATTATAGCATATTTATTACAAAATGTCAAGATGACTTTTGTACTAAATCGTAAGCATATAATATAGGTGTTTTGTACATTTTACCTGTTTTATAACTCTTTGTAACTACTTTATTAAGTCTTATAATATCTCCTACTGCAAGACTGTTGTGCTTGCTGTACTGAACCATATGTGTATTGCCGCTCGCTATTCCATACACACTTATTTTATATACAGTTTTTTCGCTGTATATATTTTTATCAATATTATATATATAGCCTAAATCTCTAGGTACACCAGAGAAGCTACTAAGTGGAATACCAAAACACTCCTGTTCCCACATTAATACTTCTGATGCTCTTGGCTTAATCGGCTGTTGTTCTTTAGCATATTTATTAAGCTCAATAGCTCTCTTTTCTTTTGTGGCGGGTTTATGTTTAGCATCATATTTAATCCCTTTGCCATTATTAAACACATCTAATAAATCTAATAGCTCTGCCCTACTACCAGAACAATCAAAATAGCCAAGCTTTATTAGTGTTTCAAGCGATTTTTTACCTATTTTAATATGTTCTTTGTCATTAAACCCTTCTTCATTATAAATTAGAAAATCAATAAAATTGTCTTTTCTAACATCTATTTTTTTAGCCCAAAACAAGTCTTCAGCAATCCTGCTTGACATACCCTTAATAATATTAGTTCCAATAACAACAGCACCATCTTTTACATAACATTTAGATGATATATCTTTATAGCTTGGAATAATGAGTTTGATATTGTCTTTTTTCATAGAAGAAATAAATTGTGTAATATCTTCTGATTTTCCTTCTACCGAATTAAGTGATGCCGCCCAAAACTCTATCGGGTGATAACAACGTAAAAACATTGTTTGATAAGCGGTAAGAGAATAACTAATAGCGTGCGACCTGTTAAAAGAATATTGAGCATATGCTAATAACTCTGACCATAATGTTTCTACTTGTTCTATTGTCCACCTATGTTTCATAAGACCATTTATAAGTTCTGGTTTTACTTTTTCTAGCATAGCGGGCTTTTTCTTAGCCGTAGCAACTCTAAGGTCATCTGGGTTTTTAAGTCCTGCATATCTGCCAAGAGCAATAACTTGTTCTTGATAACACATAATTCCATATGTTTCTGATAATATATCTTTTAGGTCATTATGTAGATAAGTTACATCTTCTCTGCCATGTTTTCTGTCAATATAGTGAGGAATATTTTGCATAGGGCCGGGTCTTCCCATAGCATTTGCCGCTGTTAAATCTTCAATATTATTAGGCTTCATCTCTTTTAGAATACTACGCATGAAGTCTGATGAAAACTGAAAAACATTATCTGTTTCTCCCCGCTGAAAGAAACTGTAGACACTATCATCATTAAGATTAATAATATTAGGGTCAACATAATTATAATCTTTGCCAATCATTTCAAGAACATCATATATAACATCTAGTGTTCTAAGTCCTAGTACATCTGATTTCAACAACATAAGCAAATCTACAGAGTGCATATCACACATAATAGTTTTTTCACCATTAAGTATAGCAGTTGGAGCATAGTAATTCAAGTCTTTATCAGAAACTATTTTACCACTTGCATGTACGCCAAAAGTTCTAGCTACACCTGTAATTTTTTCCGCTATCTCAAACATTTTAGGATAGCGCTCTTTGTATTCTGACTTTATTTCATCTCTAACAACTTCTGGTGTTAATTCTTTAGATATAATAGTTTTAGTTATATCATTAGCAACAGTCGCTTCTATTCCAACAATTCTTGCCACATCTTTAATAGCAGACTTAGCCCAAGATAATCCTATAGTGCCGATGGCACAAACTCTATCAGCGCCATATTTAGCTGTTAAATTACTAATAACATCATGTCTAATAGATGTAGCCACATCTGAGTCAATATCTGGTGTCTTTAACTTGTCTTTTGTTATTTCTCCTGCTTCTAGTTGTTTAAGCTGACCCACATCAATAAATCTTTCAAATATACAGTTGTATTTAATAGGGTCAACCTTAGTTATACCTGAAAGCCAACAAACACAAGACCCAGCCGAGCTTCCTCTGGCTAATCCTAATTTATCAAAATCTTCAAACTGTTCTCTAATGTTAAGAAGATAGCGGTCATAATTCATTTTATGTAAAGCATCTAATTCATATTCAATTCTATCAATATATTCTTGACTATTAGGATATTTGTCTATACCTTTTTCATAAAAAGATTTATACACAATATCTCTAAGATAATCAATTTCTTCTGTAAAGCCATCTGGCAATTTTGGTCTAGGTATTTCTGCTTCTGCAATAGGCAATCTAACACCAACACATTTTTGAACAATCTCTTCTGTAGTTTCACAGGCAAGACTAATTTCTTCCTTGCTTAAAGAAACAGAACAAATGTTTATAACATCATCATAACCTTGCATATAACAATCTTTATAGATTCCACCATCATCATTATCTTTAGCTGTTTGTACAAACTGAGAGTGAATATAGCTGTCATATTTATTTACATAGTGAGCATCAGTAGTAATAACATATTTAGTATTTGTTCTATTAGCTAAATCAACAATAGCCCTATTTAACGTATGCTGTTCTGGCATATCGTGAGATTGTACCTCAAGATAATAGTTATCACCGAATACAGCTTTATACTTCAATACTATACCTTCTGCAAGCGCTACAGAGCCACTTTCTAACGCCCTGCTGACTTCTCCTGCCATACATGCTGACAAGACCACCAAACCCGCTGAATGAGCTTGTAGGAAGTCAAAATCAGTTCTAGGCTTATAATAGAACCCATTTTCATAAGAATCAGAGATTATCTTGTTAAGATTGACCCTACCTTCTTCATTATGAGCTAAAACGACTAAATGACTATAGCGATTGTCATTATCTTTAACAAATCTATCATCACAGATATAAAGTTCACAGCCGTAAATATAATCTATACCTTCTTCTTTACAGGCAAGATAAACTTCAGGAGCATTAAACAATACTCCGTGGTCAGTAATACAAAGAGCCGAATAATTCAGCTCTTTTGCTTTTTGTATCATATCTTCTGGTTTAGACATTCCATCTAACAGCGAATACATACTATGTTGATGTAGGTTAGTAAATTTATTCACTATTTATCTCCTTTATTCTACCTGTGTAAACATTAATAACTCTTACGCCATTTTCAGTTATTTGTACAGCGTTCTCAACACTATCATCAATATGATATTGACCATACAGGTCGAAATTAGTATATTGACCTAAAAACTCTAAGAGTTCTGCTTTTTCTATCCGTTCCATCTGTAATTCTCACAATCAGCATCTGACACTTCATTATCATAATCAAAACAAACTTTAGCTATATATTTAGCCACATAGTTAGCCGCCTTCCTCAATTCATCTATTTCATAAAAATTATTTATACAAAAACTAAATTCTCCTAACGACATTTCTTCTAGCAATTGTTCACTTTTATGCTTCTTTGCTTCTTCAGACAAGCATGATGGTCTATTACTTCTAACATATATAGAGAAAAATTGAACATCGTCTATATTATCAAAATATTTATTAAGACCGACAATTTCATTCTTAAATCTTGCATCTGCAATTATACCAATATCTATCTCGTTTGTCAATACCTTAAACGCATTAATTGTTGTTTCTATCCAGTAATCTTCTTTTACTTCTCTTACAATATCTGTACCTAGTTCTTGTAGGTTTTTACGATAATTTTCTTTATCCTGCTCGCTATACTCTCCATATAGTCTTTTTGCAATAGTTTTAAGCCAGTCTCCATTATTAATTTGAAGCGACTTTAGCCCCATACAAACAAATTCTTCCTTTAGAAGTTCTGCAAAAGTATCTTTCCCTGCTCTTGCAAGACCTGAAATAGTAATAATTGTTTTTAGCATTTATTATCTCCTTATTTGTATCTTTCCTTGACACTCCACACGGATAAATCCGTGGATTCTTGCTTCAACGAACGTTGCCTACTATGTAGGTCTTACAAATTCTCCACAAGCGTATATTCCCGTATGCCCTACGGTATCTGCTGTTTTTTAGGCTATCATTCTACGGTTTTAACCGTGGTTTTTATCGCCACCTTTCCATAAATTTAGGATTAATAGCCTTGAAGCTTGTGCTGTAATCTTCTAATAGCCTAAAAACAACACCTTCACGCTCAATATCTGGATTAACCTTTGACCTACCTTCTGACAACCTTACAATTTCTTCTACAGACTTGTTTAATCTACCACGATAGACTTCTGGTACAAGGTTGAGATTGTCAGAAATAATATATTTCATCATGTCATAATTAACACGCTGTCCATCAATAATAAGATTAAATACATAAATATCAAACTTGCCCTCAGGCACTTTATATTTATTCCCCTGAATTTTAGAGCCAATAATCTCACCCTGAATAACAAGCTTCTTCTCAGCATTATATTTCTTGAAAATCATCTTCATTGTTTCTTCAATATTGTTTTGAACAGCGCCCTTAACAAAATGAGAATCTTTATCTTGTAGCAAGTTGCGACTATACACCGAAAAGTCAAGCTTGCCAAACGGCTTCTTTTGCATAATACAAGTAATAGAACTTCCATCAATCTTTTCTGTTCCTATCCACACTTGTTCAGCGTTATTTTCTACTGTGTTATAACAAGATTGTATTCTTGTTTCGTCTGTACGGCTAACTATATGTGTAGGAAACTTTGTAGGTGTTTTTTTAGTAATAAACATTTTCCTAAACCACTTATAGCGCATAAGATACTTTATAACAAAATTTTTATTAGCTTTAACTGCCACTTCCAAATCATCATTATCTTCATTGTCATATTTTGTGATACCAAGAATATTAGTAACATCATCACCTTCGCTGTAGCCGCCATCACGCTCTGGCAAAATACTTAGAGGGAAAGTAATTCCATATGACCATGCGCCCTTTAGTTTCCAAATTCTAACTTTAAAATGCTTATCTCTCATAAATTCAAATTCTGGTCTTTCTGGTAGCAGAGAATCACATTCTACATATACTACCAAATCACCAACATTAAAATCACCCTTTTTAACCACTGTGTCATAATTAGCAACAGTAGCCATATCTATTCTATCTCTGCCTTCAATTGGTCTAATCTTTGTTATTTTTTGTACACTTGCTAATTTTCTCATAATATGTTCTCCTTTTCATAATCTCTATGTTTATCTGCTTTTGCAAAAATTTCTACCAACTTCCATTCTCTATATGAAAAATATTCTTTTGCTTTTTGTGGATTATTATGCACTAACATATGATATTTCACTAGCCGCAAAACAAAATCATTTTGAATATAACAGGCGGCAATCTGTGAACTAATATTTTCATGATTATAAAAAACACAATATGCCTTTTCTTCTTTATATTGCTTTGTTTGATATTTTCCAACATCATGAAGTAGTGCCGCAAATAAAAGCTGTTTTTTATTTATATCATTATTATACATCTTTTTTTCTATTTGCTTTATAACACTATAAATATGCTCTCCTATGGATTCTTTATGGTGGGGATTGTCATGTGGCATATTAACATCAACGCCAAATGCCTTTTCAAACTTAGCAGAAAAAATATCATAATTTTCCAATCCATCATAGATTATTTCAAAAACATCACCAGTATTATTAACATAGTCAAAATAAAATATATCATGAAATTCTTCGTCATATGTCGGCACAGAAAAATTATAATACATTCTTCTTATGACATCTTCTGGAACTTGTCTTATTCTACTATTGTTATACTCAAGACACTTTTCTAGCGGCGTAAGAAAAACTCTAGCTGTAATTAATACAGGAATATTTTTCTTTATTGATTTTATTTGTTTAATAAAACTTCTTCTTCTTTTAGCGGAAATGTTTGTAGCATCAAAAATAATTTTGTCATCACAGCCTCCATTTAAAATAATATTTTTAATTCTTAAAAACACTTCTCTAAAAACTAAATCATTATTGTCTTGATTAGAGATATCACCAAATAATTCTTCTCTAATGGCATCACTTGATATAATATGTGTATTATGATATACTTCTCTATATTGTATAGCCCAAGTAGATTTACCACTTGCGGGTATGCCACATAACATTATTAACTCCATCATTTTACAATATCTCCTTTAGTTTCTTTGGTTTTGCTATAAGCCAATTATAACAGAAATCAGCGGCGTTTTCAATAGCGAACTTGTTGTCATAATACATAAATCCTAGTGTAAAAACTGGGTATTTTTTGTTAAGATTCATAGCAAAAGTTTTTCTGTCAACAGCCGTATTTAGTGCCGATAATTCTGCCACTATATTATCAATAAGATTGTTTAGCCTATTAACAACATCTTGTATTTTGTTCTTCTGTTCGGGATAAATTCCTATAAAATCATCTATAATGTCAGCTTGAATCATTTCCAAAATGGAAACAGTTGTAAGATTGCCTCTACCACGTATTTTATGTGCCTGAACATATTGTTCTGTTTTAATTTTAACCATATTATTATTTTTATCAACAACAACAAAACCTTCTTTTAGTTCTTCTATATTTTTAACAGCGGTCAAAACATCTTCTCTTGACAAAAACTTAAATTCTTGCGGCACTGGAAAATATTCTTTCTGAAATCTTTCCATGCTTGAACTAAAAAAATATCCGCTCTTATTAGAAAAAGAACCTAAATAATACAAATCATATTTACCGCTATAATCCACAACAACCCTGTTATGTGGAGACACAAGCTCAAATACAGTTGTAACCAAACTCCAAATTTCATTAAAATCAAAGTCTTTTTCTTTAAGAATATTATTTACAATATCACCAAAAGTGTTATCTTCATCAGCATATGCTGTAAAAGCGTTTATAGTGCCGCTAGTTGATATTCTAATATTTTTTTCTCTATCTCTCCATATTCTTATAAGACTACCATCTATTTTTTCTCTAGCAACAAAGTTATTCCAATCTATTTCTGCCGCATAAGTTTCTCCAAGATTAAAAAATTTGTTAAATGAACGACACGCAACTCTGTTTTCTATTAAATCTATAATAGTTCCTTTAGCTTCAAGACATAGCTGGTAACTAAAATCTGTTTTAAGCATATCATAGCTGAACAAAGCATAACCATCTTCTTCTTTAATTTTAAGATTGTATGGCTCTGAAGACAATAACTCTCGCCAATTTTCATTGTTATTTATAAAATTAAGTATTAGTGACATTAGACATTCTCCTTAAACCACTTTAAATATTTATCAAGTAACTTTGGTAACGGAAATAAAACAAATTTTGCATATAGATAAACAATTGTTGTTTGAAAAATAAAAACAAAAATACTGCCACCATCAGGTAAGTTAGAAAAATAATCTATCATATAGCCGCTAAAAGAATTTATAACAACAGATGTTAAGATTATCAAGCTTGCAAAAAGAAATTTTACAGATATGTTGTGTATAGTGGCAAGCAGTTTTACAAAATCAAATTTTAAATTTTTCATATAAATTAATTCCTTTCTCTTTTAGATTATCTAAACATTCTATGAGATAATCTTTATCATGTTCTTTATATATATGCAAATCAGTAAAAAACTGTTCTTTTTCTTCTTGAGATAATTCTTCTCTTGGCTCACATTTAGCCCCACGATAGCGGTAATCAAGCCATTCCTCTTGTACATTGTAGCCACGCATACCCATCTCTATCATAACAAGTACATGATATATATACAACTTATACCAATGATGCTCAAATACATAATTAACTGTAGAGTGTTTCTTGCCCCAACCATTACCACGTAGCGCCGCACATTCTCTATGCTGACCTAGCAGTTGTTGTCTTGGTAATAATGGTATTAGTGCTTGATGCCATAATCGCATATGTTATTCTCCTTATCTTCAGCTATTTTTATTAATTACATTATAACATACATTTGTAATTTTGTCAATAAAAAAGAGAAGATATTTTACTATCTTCTCTTATACATTAAATTCATCATCATCATCGAAATCAAAAGGTTCTGCTTCATCTTTAACATCAATCCCCAATGATTTATCTATTTCTATTTTTTCTTTCATACTCTTAGATTGATTTTCAAAAAAATTATAATTTTTATCAAATATTATAAACCTACCACAAGTTTCCCTGCAAGAACATAGTTGTGTACAGAAAAAACTATCAGGTGTTTTAAAGAACTCTTTGTCATTTTCTATTTCATGAATTATTTCTAAAGCCCAAGATAATGCTTCTTCTGCATATTCTTCTAAAAACTCACGCTTAAATACTGTCTGTATTTTAAAAGCATTTATCCATATCTCTTTAGGATATTCACCATACTTTTCCTTAATAGGAATAGCATACATAGACATTTGCCTATAAGCGTCTTCTATATCTTTTTTATTAGGTTCTCCCTTTTTGTTAGTTTTAATAGATTTTGATTTATGGTCAACAATAATAATTTTATTATCTTCTTTATCTCTTAAAACCAAATCTATAAAGCCACGACAATCCCAAATTCTATCACTGCTATTATCTTTTATTGGGAAAGTGAACGAATGTTCTACACCTAATATTTCATACTTTTCAGATTCTATTCCTGCCACAACTTCATTTTCTTCAATATTTTCAAAAAAACTATTAGCTTGTTCACGATAACTCACAGATAAATCTTTATATTTATTATAAGGAAATTTTTCTGTAACATATTCATCATATAAGTCATCAAGCATTAGCCCCAATTCCCAAGTAGAAAAATACTCATTTTTATCGTCATGTTTACCTAAAGCATATTTCTCTAAAAGTTCATGAACCAATATTCCATACTGAGAAAATGCGTTTTGAAGTCGTTCAGCCTTATTAACATATATATCATACCAAGAATAAGGGCAATTTCTATATGTGTTAAGTTTGCTAAAGCTCCATGTAGTATTATCTATATTTACTTTCACAACATCACTCCATTTGCCGATAATAAAACACTACTGCCACCATTTTGTGGGAAGTTGCTTGTTCCTGTTTTATATTCAGCATTTTTCCTTTTTATTTCTTCAAGTTCATCAAGAGGCAAATCATCAATGTTCATTTTATTTCTTTCGTTTAATAACCAAATGTCTGCTTGATTACCCCCACGCTGTTTAGCAACAATAAGTTTAATAGCAAACCTTTCATCATTTGCAACATCTACCCATTCTGGTATATGCAAAAATAAAACATTATCAGCATCTTGTTCTATTGCCCCTGTATCTCTAAGGTCATACAGCTCTGGTTCTCTATTTTCACGCTGACTGTTTCTGCTAAGCTGTGACAAGCACACTATTGGCAAATCATACTCTAAAGACATTAGCTTTAATTGTCTACTAATATACTCTAGCTCTGTACGCCTGTCACCATGCCTGTGAGAGCTTTGAAGTAGTCCAAGGTAATCTATCATTACTACGTCTACGGTCTTCTGTAGGTACATCTCACGAACCACAGAGCGTATTTCCTGTACAGTAGTAGCAGTAGTATTAAATGTAATGCTCATATTTTTTGTTTCTTTAAACTCTTTATGAGCATTTTTAATTCGTTCTATTTCTGTTTCAGAAAGCTCTTTAGGCCTCCTTAGTCTACTACCTTCTATTTCTGTCATATTACTAACAAATCTATTGGCAAGTTGCATATTACCCATTTCCCTGCTAAAAAACAATATGTTATTATTTCGTCTAGCAAGCCTTTTAGCAAGAGCCATAGCAAATTGAGTTTTACCAACAGCGGGCCTAGCGCCGATAATAGTAAGCTCCTGCTTGTGAAGCCCTGCCATTATCTTGTCAAAATCTCTAAATCCTGTATATAAACGTTCAGCTTCAGCATCGGTCTCTTCACGCCTTCTCAGCAAGTCTTCTACATATTCGTCTACAACATCATATATAGATTCGCCAATACCTTTTTCGCTTGATATTTTAATATCAGACAATAATTTAACAGCTTCATTTTTAAGGTCTATTAAACTTTCTGTGCTTTTTTCTTTTGTTAGCTTTTGTATTTCTTCTGTAGCAATTATAAACTTACGTCTAACATAATTTTCTTCTATTATTTGAGCATAATGCAATTCGTTGCCAAACAACGCCAATCCATCAGTAGCTATTTTAGACAGAAAAATTGTAATATTAGTAGTAAGAAATTCTTTATATTTAAAAAGCTCTTTTTGCATTTTGTCGCTAACTGTATTTATATCTATAGGCACTTCACTATTATAAAGCTCTTTCATAGCATCAAAAATAGCTCCTGCCTTATCTTCAATAAAATGTTCTCTTGTTAGCATTTTGAATATAGTCTCTTTTTCTTTAGAGCCATTAAGAAGAAGATGTATCAGACCATATTCATAATTAGCCGCCGTAAGTGCATATTCATACATAGTCTGTTAGCTCTCCTGTCTTATCTAAATTCATCAGCACTCTTTCTATTGGTCTGTTTTGGTGTATTAAATCTATTAGCTTCAGCAACTTCTTTTTTTACCCTACCTATAACCCAAGCACGAATAGCACTAGCATCATTAACATAGCGGGCTACACCACCATTGTTTTCCTTATAGAAATTTAATATTTCAATACATCTTTTAAGAAACGGCTCTCCATACTCTGAAACAAAACTGTTTATTTCAGACTGCTTTAAATATACATAATCAGCTACTTGCTTTTTCCCCGCTGTTATCTCATTTTCTGTTTTTAGTTTATTTGTTTTTCTAGGTGCTAAATCATTTATAATTAAAAAGCCAACATGATATTGTGCTCTATTAAAAATATTATAATTATCTTGCATAAATGCAATTATTTCTTTTGCCTTTTCATACGATACTGGTTTAAGATAATTATATATTTCACAGCTAGGGTCAGAAAACATTATTGGTGAATTTTTGTGAAAGGTAATAAATTCATATACCCTATACCAAACATAGTACCCTTCTGTTCCAAACTTTTCGATAACCTTGTCAGCCTTAGGTGATAATGCTTCATGCTTAAAAACCATTACAGCCATTATAATTCCCCTTTCTTTTTTTGTTAAATAGTGTAGGGCAGATATTTCACTACCCTACACTAAAATTAAAAATTATTTTTTAAACTCACAAATCGAAAGGCAATGACCCTGTGGTATCATCATCTGGTGCAGGGAAATCATCAGGAACATCATCATACTTCTTAGCTGGAGCGTTATTGTCCTTGCCACCACTTGTAAAGTAAATTTCATCTACTGATACTTCCGTGGTGTATACCTTGACACCATCTTTATCATAGCTACCTGTTCTAATCCAACCTGTTATGATACATGGAGAACCCTTCTTAAAATACTTACTAGCAAAATCAACTGTTCTGCCACCAAATGTAAGCTGAATAAAGTCAGAATCATAACCACCTTCTCTATTCTTGAAGTTTCGTCTAACAGCAATTGCTGAACGACCAAGCTTCAAATTATCTGAAATATCCTTGACCTCAATATCTCTAACTAAATTACCATAAAGAATCACTTTGTTCATATATTATCTATTTCTCCTTTTTATTTATGAAAGTCTGCTTGCGACTTCGCTAAACTTGTTTCTAAATGTTTCCGCTTCTTCAAGAGTTTTAATCTTATTAGGATTTCCTTCTGGCGCTACACTCTTAATTTCGTCAATTAGTTCTTTTGTCAATACTGACTTAATAGCCTTCATCTTATTAGATACGTCTCTAATAATGTCAGACGGACTTTCATCAGCCATACTAGCCTTGGCAAGTTCTTCAACATCTTTATTATACTTAGCCTTTTGTTCTGCTGTAATTTCGCCATCGGAATTAGCCCAATCAATAAGTTTAGCTCCATGTTCTTCAGAAAGCAAAACATTGTTTCCGTCAAACATATGTGTATTATCTTTTGTTGCTTCTGCTAAATGTGTTTTGTTATCCAATGCAAAAGCAAGTGTCATTTCATAGCTGAAACCATCTCTTGTAATTTCTCCAAGACCTAGCTTCTTAACTGTTCTTTTACCGTTTTCTTCTTCAATTGCATAGTCTTCTTTTGACCTAAGATTTACAATTATATGAATAGGGCTGTAAAGAATGTTGTAAATAAATGCATCATGCCGTGGTGTCAAAATGCCCCATTTAACATATTCATTTGTACCAGACATCTTGTTTTTTGCATCAAGAATTGAACGCCACTCACTAGATGCTTGGTCAATAACAACAACACCATAATCATTTTCAACAGCATATTTAACACATGCATTAAAATTTTCAGGTGCATAAGGGTCATCTACCTTTGGCAAAAACTCTTTTGCATCTTTATAATCATCATCACCATACTTGCGCTCTTTTAGACTGATTACATCAAAATCAAATTCATTAGCATAATAATTACATCTAAGGTTCTCAGTATCAATTACAAGAATACGCTTCTTTTTACCTGTTCTCCTTTCTATTTCCTGAATCATACCTGTTCCTAGTCTAAGTGCAGAATATGTCTTGCCAGAACCCGCTGTTCCAGACAACGATACCTTTACACTTACACCTTCCTTTTTTGCTTTTCCAACTAATCCCATTTGCATTTCTCCTTTTTTGCGTTAGCTTTTTTGTTTTTATATATAAACAACTTTTAAATTGTTGTTAATCACCATTATATCATACTTTTTGAAAAATGTCAAGCAATTTGTCACGAATAATATATACTATTAGAGACATCTACCATCTTTTGCCCATTTCTCTTTCTATTACTCTTGTCTGTATATTTTCTTTTTTACATATTTTAATCATATGTCTCGTGCCTATTGAGTCTTTATCAGGAAAAGATATTAATAAAACATGGTCAAAATTAGCAAGAGCATGTATCAACATGTCTTTATTGCGTATAGAACCTGCCTGTTTTCCGTATATAGCCCATTTAGCAGGGAACGACTCTACTTTATATTTGTACTCTTTACAATAATTATGACAACATGTATCTATACCTTTAGCCGCACCATGTATGAAAGTAACATCATTTTTGTCTAATTTTTCTGTTAATTTATCAATCCAAAAATTAAACAATTCTTGATTATCATTATTCCTACTACCACTTACTATAATAGCTATACTCAATGCATCACCACCACAAATATTTCCATATCATATGAAACAAATCCATTATTTCATTTTCAGCCGTTATTATCTTTTCATCTCCAATAAAATAAGATGTTTCATCTTTAAAAACAAGTTTAATGTTTTCTAAAATTTTATTAATAGCATCTTCAAGATTAATAATTTCACCATTATAGTCAAATTTATTAAATGTCAAATCAACAATATTAACATCTTGATACATTCGCAAGTGTTCATACAGCCATGCAAGAAATGTTATATCCATATTCCATGTTTCACGGCTGTCAAAACCGTATTTTTTCCGCTCTTTAGCCCATTTTTTATTAAGCTTATCATGCTTTGTTTCATATAGCGGGTCAAATCCAATTTCTTCTAAATATTTGTGCTTCATTACGATATTCTCCTTATTTTTACAACGGTTGTTTTTAATAGCTGAACGTTACTAGCCACAAAGCTTCCTCTAATTTCAATTTCTTCGCCTATTCTTAGTTCTTTTATTTTACCAAAATTATTATGTATATATTTAATGTCTTCAACCGTTTTTCTACTAATATTAGAACAGTCAGGATAAATAGTTAATTCACTGACACTATACATATCTTTATCTGAAACATTATACATATTTTCGTATATCACTATTATTATCTCCTTATTTAGCGAAAGCTATATCATATTAGCGGCATTACGCATAGCATCATTATTAACATGTACATATCTTTCTGTAACCTTTGTGCTAGAATGTCCTAATGTCTTAGCTACTATAGGCAATGATACATTGCGCTCGTTTATCATAAGACTAGCTAAGCCATGTCTAAAGGCATGTGGGTGAGTGTCAGCATATTTATTAACAAATTTCTGCACTGCACGAACACTCATTCTATCGCTCGTCTTAGTTGGCAACAAAGCATCTGTGTTATTAGACACTAATCCTGCTCTATCTTCTAACCACTTGATAAGACTATTAAAAACATTATCATTCATAAAAGCTATTCTTTTTTTATTACCCTTACCGATAACATAAAAAGATTTATCTTCCATATTAAAATCGGAAACATTAAGTGAAACTAACTCAGCTACACGCAAACCACAATTAAAAAGCAAGTCAATAATAAGAATATCTCTATTAGCATATTTATAATTTCTATTCATAAGAGATTTTCTTATTTCTGTATATTCATTTCTTTCAACATAATCTCTTTCTTCCTGCCTATATTTCACGGAACTGATATTTTTTGCAATATTAATATTTGTAAGTCTAGCATTATCAGTTGTCCAACCATAGAAAGATTTGAGAGTCATAAGTTTTCTGTTAGATGTAGCAGGATTTTCAATAGTTCCGAGCCATGATATTATATCTTCATACTTTG